ATTACGGTCGATACGCTGGCAGAAGCATGCGCCATGCTGTGCGAGGCGGACGAAGAGACCGCGCCAGTGCCCGTACCAACGCATCCCAACCAGCTAGCCTTCCCCTTCTAGGCCACCCCTCATCGCGAGCGAAGCGAGCGACGTAATGCATCGCCGCTGCTAGGCGACGCACGACGCATCTAGACCATGACGGCGGACATTCTTCTCCGTCCTGCATTTCTCGCGACCCTCTCATGTGCCATTCTTCGCGCATCCCTTGCGCACACTTGCCCACACATACACACACACGCTGATCTTTGGTGCGAGTGAATCGCGACCACGCAATACCTGAATCATCCCGACTACCTACGGCCTAGGTCTGACATTCGGTGCCATAGCTGGGCAGGGGTGAGGTGAGGTAGCGAGCGCTGAAAAGGTGCCCCCTTGCTGGTGTGGCTCCTGTTTAAAATCGCATATACTCAATCACGTCTACTCAGTATCATGTATTGAATAGATTCGCTCGAATAGAATGCAGTGAGTAGCATCGCTTGAGTATATTCGAGGCACGCTAGGGGTGCGGCAAGCGGGCTCGCGCATCGAGGTGATTCGCGGCGATGCATTCGCTGTAATATATTGAAACGAATCTATTCAAACGAATCTATTCAAGATATTCTATTGAGTACCCCCCCCCGGGATCACATCGGGTCCCTAGACGGTGGGGGGCTTTGCCAGGTTCAACCGGGGGCCCCCTTCATCGAACGCGAATCGAGTTTATTCGGCATTCTCGAATCCAGAATCACAAATATTTTCGGGGGGTTATGCTCTATATAGGCCCATACTAATATGCTTGTGTCACACTCGATGCCCGGCGGACACTCACGAATCATGAAAGCAAAAAACGTCGAGGTGAACTTCGACAAAGGGCACGGCTTCAGTATTTCCGGCTACTTGAACGAGGATGCGTGGGACCGCAGCGACGCGGACGACGTCGCCGACTACAATCGAGCAGAAGCCGCAATGCCGCGGGTTTCGGTGTACCGCGATGACTGCGCGAACGCTAAACAGTTGATCAAAGCGCTTCGGAAAGCCGTTGATGCGGTCGAACAGATGGTCGAGATGGGCGCCATCAGCGTCGAGGTATGCGGCGAGTAGCTGAAAATCGTGGCCATGGTGGTCACAGACCGGCGCCGGGCGTCACCAATGATCAAGAAAGGCAGCCGACGGGCGGACGCGACGCGATTTCCCGCTCGCTTCGCTCGCGGCTTGGACACGAAACATGGCGAAAAAGATCACGCGCACGCTTGCGCAACGAGAACGAACGCGGAAACTGCGAAACCTGCGGCGACAGCGGCGCGCGGCGACCGAGAAGACGTACGAGAAATCGTGTCGAATGGCGACGACCGCGCCGAAAAAGCCGGGGCCGACCGCAGCGCAAGAGCGGCTGTACGAGATGCTGAACACGAAACTGAATCGCTACGTCGCCCTGAAGTTGTCTGGGATGGCGGCGCAGATCCATTCGGCAATCGCGTTGAAACGCATCCGCGACGAAGAAACGCGACGGCAATCGTTGGGATTGGGTGAATGACGCGAGGACTGATCGTCGCGGTGTTGCTCGTCGCCGGCTGTGCGCATGAACCGCCATGCCGGCGCGGCTACATCGTTTGCGGTTGCGCGCGCGAGGGGCGGCCGTCACACAAATTCTGTCGGTGCGACGATTCGTGGGCGCCGGTCCAACCCCGCGTCTTCGTTATCTGCCCCAAATAATCGGGCGACGTTGACAGATGATCCCGGATGCGCGTAACGTCGCCGCATCATGGATTGACAGTCACGCAGCCACTTCGATGTCCCCTCTCGCGCACTACATCATCGTTCGTGATGATCTCTCCCTCGGAATGACTGCCGCACAAGTCTGTCACGCAGCGGGCGAATCCGTCCGCTCTCGGGTCCCTACGGGTACACATGCCGTAATCCTGGGCGTTCCCGCCGCAGAACTTCCTGCGGTGGCGGAGCGTTTGGTTCGCGCGAATGCTCACTACAAGTTAATCTTCGAGAACGACGCACCGTACGCGCTTCAGTTGATGGCGATCGGCATTGAGCCCGGCCCCAAAGACGAAGTTGGGCGCATCCTCGCGGATCTACCGCTCTTGCGCAAAGGGGGCAAAGCCACATAGTATCAATTCTTCGCGGGATTAGCTCAGTGTAGAGCGTCGATCGTAAGGTCGGAGGTCGGGGGTTCAATTCCTTCATCCTGCATACGGGAGTGTAGCTCAATTGATAGAGCGTCGGGTGTAATCAGCTCGTTGGTTGGGGGTTTGAGTCCCCCTGCTCCCCCTGCCCTCACTTTTTTCGTTTTCGGGGTATGAAAGGGCGCGCACTGCGCGTACCTTGGAGGCACCATGATGAATGCTATGATGCTTGCCTTTCTGGCGGCACCCGTCACCTCTTTCACCGTCTCCGCCGACAGCGCCGACCTCACATGTTTGTGCGGCGCCGTCGAGGAATCGTGCGACGCACTGCCAATTCCCTGCGATCCGCTGCAACTGACCGCAGTGGGTGCGCAGAATCTCATTGCGTCCGCTACGTATCCGCCCCCGCGCGACGGTGGCGTCGCTGATTCGGGTCCGAGCGACAGCGGCCCGGCGGATTCAGGCCCACGCGACGGCGGCGCCGGCCTGAGCTTACTCGACTGTAACGCGCCAATGCAGACGGGTTATCACACGATCCGCACCGCAAGTGGCCAATATCGGCGATTCTTCACACATGAACCCGTACTATACGGATTCTTCGGAGGCTCGCGGCCCGTCGTCATCCATTTTCACGGCGGCGGCGAACAGGCATTTCACATCGCCGGCTACACGTGGGGCATGGTTCAAGAAGAGGCGTTGATGATCGGCGTCGAATCCAACGCGCCCGCAGGACAGCAGCCGTGGACCAGCGACCCGGCCCAAAACCTCGACGTGTACGACGCAATTCGCTCGTGCCTGCCGCTCTTTGCCGCGCAGGCGGTGCCGCTGCGCGTGTTCCTGTCGGCGTTCAGCAACGGCGCGTACGGCGTGCCGGAGGGCATTCTTGAGGCGCGGAACAATTACGCTGGCGTCGTGTTGCACTCCGGCGGCTATTTCGGTGGCGGCTTCCTCCCCGGCGGCGGACCGATCATTGCGGTGCATGGTGGTCCCGGCGACGGCGCAGGCTTCAATCCGCAGATCGACTTCTCGGGGCAGGCGGCGAACATCGTTGCAGCGGCGCGCGCGGCCGGGAACGCAGCGGTACTGTGCGAACACGCATTCGGGCATCAGCTCGATCCGGCATTGGGCGCGGACAACTCGATGTACCGCGCGTTCTTCGCGTCCGGCTCAACGACCGCATTCGCGTCCGCCGGCAACTGTCAATAGGGTCGGGTTGCGTTTCTTTGGTTTCTGATTCAGATCTGTGACGTGGTTCGTCCCGCGTCACCGTTCGAGACTCCCGTCGACTCACGCGCTGCTTTCACGACCAACACACCGGCCGCCCTTCAAGTCTTCGGCGGCGACACGGGATCGCGACGCGGCTCCTCGAATGTCCTTCGATCGTACGAGACGTCGCCGCGCATCCAGGCCATCTTCGATCTCATCTCGGAAACGCTCGCCGCGCTACCCCTGCGCGCGTATCGAGCGAAGACGGTCGGCGATAAACGCCGCATCTTTCGCGACATCCACGGCGCTCCGGCGTCAAACAACATGGGCGGTGAGACGCGCCGCTCGATGATGCAGCGGTTCGTGGACACCAAACACCTCGAAGAGGTCCCGTCGCCCGCGTTGAAATTGCTCTCGTCACCGATGAGCCCCGCGCGACCCGAAATGCTGTCGTCGTGGGAATGGCGCACGCTCATCAACGTCCAACTGGAACTCTGCGGCAACGCGTGGTTGCTCGCCCTCGATCGCGGCTCAATCGCATCCAAATTGACGCGCGCGCCGCTCGAACTCCTCCCCATCCCCGATCCGTGGGTGCGACAGAATCAGGCGGGAACCTTCGACATCTACGGCGCCGACGGCAACGTTCGCTGGACGCAAGTGCACCCTTCGCGCATGCATTGGGTCCGCCGGCCGCGCCCCTCGAATCCGTTCGGCCGCGGAATCGGTAAGGCGCAAACGCTCGCCGACGAAATCGATCTCGACGAAGGTTCGGCGCGGTTCATGAACTCATTGCTGCGAAACAGCGGCGTTCCCGCGCACCTGGTGCAGGTTGAGCACTCGACACCCGAGCAGCGCGAACAGCTTCGCATCGATCTCGACCAACGCATGCGCGGTGTTCAGAACGCCGGGCGTCTCGTCGTCACGTCGGGCAAGGTCGACATCAAAGCCGTCGGCGCGAGTCCGACCGACATCGGGATGGCCGAAAACCGCGCGTTCGCCGCCGATGTGATGCGCGAGTCCGTCGGCGTCCCGCCCGAACAGATGGGGCAGATCAAAAACTCGAACCGCGCCACGGTGCGCGAGTCGTACAAGATCTTCGCGCAAAACGTGCTTTTGCCGCGTTGTCGCCGCTGGGACGACTATTACACCGGCCGGGTCGCGCCGCTGTTCCCCGACGGTGATTTGATCATCATCGCGCACGACTCGCCGCTGCCGGCGGATCTTGAAGCTGAAGAAGTGGCACGCGGCATCGCACCGTGGGCCATGACGCGAAACCAGTGGCTCAAACAGCAGGGACAGGATCCGGTTGAAGGCCCCACCGGTGAACTGATCATGGTGCCGCCGAATTCGCAATTCATCCCCGAGTCGCGCCTCATCGAACTCGCCCAAGCGACAATCGAGTCGGTGAAAAATCAGAACAAGGCCGCCGTCGCTCAAGCGTCGAATCCCGGCGCCAAACCAAAGCCGAAGCCGGCCGCAAAGAAGTGAGTCATGCTGACGAACGATGAACGAGATTTCTGCGCGAAACTTCTTCGGCAAATGAACGAACACGATCTCACCGTGGGCCGCGCGGCCGACTACCTGCGCGTCGACGATGCAACGCTGCAACGGTGGATTCTCGGCGTCACGGTGCCGCGCAAAATCGATCGCGATTCCGCAATCATGGCCATCATCGCGTATCCCGCCGTCCGCTTGAACGAAGCGACGTAGCGCGCAGTCAATCCTCATTTACCCGAAGCTGTTGACTTTCTTTTCGGCTGGCCTGATCGTCTTCCGTAAACGTACAGAATCTCTACGCACCCCGTGTACAGATCCTTTACAAAATGGGAGCCGCAAACGTGACGAACAACAAGCCCGGAGCGCCGCTCATTTCTCGTCGACTCTTCGAGCCGAAAGCCGAATCACCCACTTCTTTGGGCTTTGTCGAAAGCGGTAGCGTCGATGAATCCATGTCCGCGCACGTTCGCGAGATCATCCACGCCTTCGACGACGACGCCACCGTCGAGGAAATCCGCGAAGGCATCCGCGCGGCCGGCGACGACCCTGACGCCCCGAAGCGAATTCTCCCATACCGGATCTCGGATGAAGCGCGCGATCTGCACGGCACCCGATTTTTGGTGCGCGGCTGGAAGCTCCAGCGGTATCGAGCGAACCCGACCATCCTGTTCGGTCACGACGGCCGCAGCCTTCCCATCGGCCGGTCCGCGCGCATCTGGCGAGACGGCAGCAAGGACACGACCCCCGCCCTTCGGGCCCTGGCGCAGTTCAACTCGCCGGAACTCGACAACGGCCTCGGCGACACCATCTTTCGCATGGCGCGCGCGGGCGTACTGAACGGCGCGTCCATCGGCTTCGAGCCGGAAAAGTGGGAGCGCGACCCGCAACTGGACGAACTGCCCGACGAAGAGAAGGCGAAGATCCTGCGGAAGTGGGGCGGCGGCATTCTCTTTCGTGAGACCACGCTGCTCGAATGGTCGGTCGTTCCGATCCCATCGAACCCGAACGCGTTGAAAGGCCGCGCAGGCGACCTCGGCGACACACGCGCGTATGTTGAAGCGGCGACCCGCGCCCTCGACGGCGAGGACAGCACAATCTTTGCCCCGTGGTTGGCCGCGGACGAAGGCAGTCGCGAGCTTCTTCAGCGATCGATGTCGATCCTCACGCCCGAAAAGGCGACCTTCGCGCCGCAGTCGCCGCCGCGCGACCCGTACCGCGGTGTTCCGGACGACGATGTCGTACCGCCAGCACCTGAAGTGAACGACGCATCGTACGCACGAACGAAAAGCATTTTCGAAATCGCCGCTGCGATCAACGTGACGGCCGAAGAGGAGCTTCGCGAATTGCAGCGCATCGCGATGGAAGTCGTGCGCGGCGAAGATCGAGTTCTTACGCGGCTCCAGCAAGCAAAGACACTCATCGACGATGCGATCGAACGCTCGTCGGCAACACTCAACACACCGGACACGGACGAACCCGATCCGGATCCGGTATCCATCGCGACGGAAGACGACATTCTGCGCGCCCTGGCCGCCCTCAAAAAGGAAAACGACAATGGTTGATGCACCCGCAGTCCACAAGGACAAAGACGATCTTCTGGCCGAGCGCATTCACGGGCTCGTTGACGAAAAACTGAAGGAACACACCGGGATGAACCGCGAGGACTTTTCCGCATTCCGCGGCGAGGTCCAAGAGGTCGTCGATTGCTGGCGAACCGACGAACGAACGTTCATCGCGAACCGCGCCGACTCGGCCGACGGCACGTTGATGCCCGCGAGCTACCGTGCCCTGGCGCAGCGAGTTCTCGCCGAAGACACCCGCGGCAACGCGGCACAGCTCGGTGAACAGTTCGCCGATCGCGCGCCCAAGTATGGCGTTCCGCTTCGAGGCGCTGGTCTCGTTTCGTGCCGAATCTTCCGCGCGCTCGCCGCGCAGTCCCGAGGCTTCTGCAAGGATGCTCGGTTGCTGGTCCGCAAGGATTGGAACGACCCGGGAACGGCGGACCTGCTCGAAGCATGGCTCGACGGTGACGGCGACGACACGCGTGCGCTGGCTTCCGAGACGGCGACCGACGGCGGCATCCTGATCCCGGAGAAGTTTCTCGCGGAAATCATCCCGCTGCTTCGCGCCGAAAGTGTGATGCTGGGCCTCGGTGTGCGAACGTTGCCGATGGACAACGGCATGTCGATTCGAATCCCGCGGCACATTTCGTCGGTGACGGCGCAGTGGGCGCAGGAAAACGTCGAGATGAATGCCTCACAGGGTTCGCTCGGCTACATGTCCTTGAGTCTCCGCAAGCTCTCGATCATCACGGCGGCCTCGAATGAGTTGCTGACGATGGCGAACCCGCTCGCGGACGCATTCATCCGACAGGACATCCTCGAAACGGGCGGCCTGGCCCTCGACGATGCGTTGATGCGCGGAACCGGCGCCGAGTCGGAGCCGCGGGGTGTTCGATACGCCGCACTCGCCGCGAACGTCACCGACCGATCGCAGGTTGGCGCAACCTCGACCTTGGCGGAGATCAACCGTGACCTCTTCCAAATGCTCGAAGATGTCGAAGGCAACAACGTCCGACTCGGCGCAACCGCCTGGATCATGACGTCGCGCGAAAAGAACGTCGGCCTGATGAGCATCTTGGATGCGAACGGCAACCCGGTCTTCCGCGACGAAATGCGGCAGGGCACGCTGCTCGGTCATCCGTACAAGGTCGCAAACCAGATTCCGAAAACGCTCGGTGGTGGTGATGAGGCCGAGTTCTACTTCGGCTCGTGGGACAAATACTACTTCGCCGAAGGTTCGACCGGCAGCATCCGGTCCTTCGACGGCGGCGCCTACCGCGACAGCGCGGGCAACATGGTGTCGGGCATCTCGGCCGATCAGACGGTATTCCGGGTCAACTGGTTCGCCGACGGTGATGCGAAGCATCCCGAAGCATTCAGCATCCGAACCGCAATGGATTGGGGCGTTCTCTAATCCCATACGGGGATTGAGACGGAAGGAAGACAAGCATGGCACTCGTACGAACCAACATCGGAGGCGAGCTTTCGAGCGACGCCGCCGGGCAACTCACGGTCATCGCTTCGGCGGGGACCGACACAGGCGCGTCCATCGATCGATACGCCGCCAACGCACGCAACCGAAAGTCGATGTCCTGCATGGCCGTCGTTTCGGTTGGCACATACACCAGCACGCCGAGTTCGTTCTCGGTCGACGTGGCGGTGCAGCACAGCACGACCGGCACTGACGGTTGGGCGACGGTCGGCACCGCGAATATCGGTGGATCCGGCGCGACTTCAGGCGTGATGACGCAGATTGTCGGAACGCAAGCGCTTCGACAGCTCGACGTCAATCTGAAGCACGTGCGGCGGTACATTCGATTCGTGGCGACCACGGCATTCGTGTCGGGAACTTCGCCGACGATTCCGGTCGCCGTCATCCCCGTTTTCGTCGAAAGCGAAAGCGTCTAAGAAACAAGGGAAATAGGAGGCATTTCCAATGGTTCGACAAATCATCCAGAGTCACGGCAAGGCTACGATTCAAATCATCAGCGAGGCCAAACAGGTCATCGCCGGACGGAAGTGGAATGGCCCCGTGGTCGTTCCCGGGAACGGGTTGGAGAAGAAACGAACGGTGCCCGGCGAGACCGCGACCTTTTCGTGGTTGCAGGCCAAGCCGGTCGTGACCAAATCGGCGGCGAAGTTCCTTCACGGCCTCTTCATCACGGAAGCGGGTTTCGCCGCGGCGGCACACCCCGATCCCGACAAGACGGTGAACAAGAAGAATCCGAAGCACATCTACCGTGAGCGAAATCAGGGTCGGTACGAAAAACTGCTCGAACTGATGGGCGAAGACGTCATCGAAGGCGGCAACGTCAAAATCGACAACGTCACCGGCGAGGCATATCGCCGATCGTTCGAGGAGGCGAATGCGCTCCTGCTCGAAGAAGAAACGGCGCCGGCCAAGAAGAAGTAGGCGATGCCGCTGAACACCAACGCCCTGACGACGACGCATGAAATTCGCGAAGCCCTTGGAATCACGGATCTCAACAGTGATCGCATCATCGAGCGCCTAATCAACGGCGTTTCGTCGGCGTTCGCGCGCGTCGCGGGGCGAGTGTTTCAGCGGGATCCCGCGGTCGTTGAAGACGTCGCCGGTCTCGGCACCGTGTTGGTGATGCTCAAACAGACCCCGATCGTTTCGATTACCTCCGTTCAGACCATCGCCGACGACGGCACCCTCGGGACTGCCGAATCCGCGACGTCGTATCGAATTCTGAACGCCGACGTCGGATCGATTTTTCGCGCGACCGGGTGGACGACGAACTTTCGCGAAGCCTACGGCATTCTTTCGTATGCGGTCCGCGGCTCGGAAATCCCGAACTTCCGAATCACGTACGTCGGCGGATGGGTTACTCGACACCAGACGTCGACGGTCTTTCCCGGTGGCCAAGTCGATCCGACGGCAACACTGCCCGGTGAAATCGAAGAGGCCGTCATTCGCGATTGCGTCACGAATTTCCGAAGCATCGGCCGTCCCTTGGACGTATCCGAACAGCGACTCGGTGACGAAACGGTGAAGTGGCGCTCGGACGTGGCCGCCGTGAATCAGCAGTCGCGCATCGATCTGTCGCCGGCCGCGCACGCCGTCGCACTCGCGTACCGCAACGGGGCGGAATACTGATGTCGGTCCTGCAACACGCCATGAAGTTCACTGCGAACTATCGCGCGCGCGCGGGCATCACGGCGCATGGCGATCCGACATGGGGTTCGTGGACGCCGTTCAAATGCCGCTACCAAGAGGGGCGCGAAGTCGATCGATTCAAAGGAACGCGCGGCAACGAACTCCGCTTGGAGACGATCATCCTGACGTACGACGTGGTGCCGCAAGGCGCGCAGATCGCGCTCCCAGGCGACGCGACGACCGACACGCAACTCGTACGCAAGGCGCTTCAGGTCACGCATTCACCTTCATCCATCGACAGTCGAACGCTCTACAAAGTTCGCCTCTCGAACCAGGAGACCATCTAATGCGGGCCGTCCGCATCACCGGCGAAGCAAAGACGCGGCGAGCACTGAAGGAATTCGGTCGGGCCGGTCCGCGCGCCGTTGCAGCGGCTCTGCACGAAGCTGGGATGGAGATCCTCAACGCGTCGCTGAAAGAGGCGCCGGTCGACACCGCCGAGCTTCGACGCTCCGGCTACGTCGCCGTTCCGTCAACATCCGCGCAACGACTCACGGTCGAAGTCGGCTACACCGCAAAGCACGCCGTGCGGATCCACGAAACAAATCGAACGTATCGCGCGCCCGGCACCAAATGGCGCTACCTCGCCGATCCGTTCGAACGCCTCAAAGGATCTGTTTTCCGTCGCGTCCAAGCGCGTGCGGCCGAACTGGTCAAAAGCGGCGGTAAAATTCCGACACGACACGTCACGCGGCGTCGAACACAGGGCGATTCGTCGCTTCTTGCATCGTTCCGCGCGCGACACGGAGGTACCTGATGCCCGCTTCGATCGGTCTCGACATCGCAACAGCGGCGGCAACCACACTCGGGTTGACGTTGGGCACGCAGGTGTTCGCGTCACCCCCGCGCGAGGATGGCGAATTCGTCACGCTACCGGCAGTTTTCGTAATGGCGCACGGCGGAGTGAAAGCAATGCCGCTGCGCGCCGACTCACCGCGCGAAATCAAACCGAACACGGTCCACGTCGACGTGCGCGCGCTCCCGGACGATTTCGAAGGCGGAAACTTGCTGGCGTACAACGCGCGCGAAGCAATCGGATACGCCGTGCCCGCCGGCTACATCGACGTGCAGCCGATCGAAAGCTACCCAATGTATCTCGGACAAAACGAGAACGGCTCACATTGCTGGGCCATGAATTTCCGAGTGGACGTGGAGGAGTGATGGAACAAAAAGTCGAAATCAATCGAGCACTCAAGGTGACGCTTTCGGACGGCCGGGTGGTTGGCTTTCCGACAAAAGGCACCTATCAAATGAGTGAAGAAGTTCGCGCGGCATTGCCGAAAGACGCGATCGTCGAGGAACTCGAAGTTCCGAATGGCGCATACACGAACCGCGCACTGATCTCAAAAAACGAAGGCGTCGGCGGTCGTGTCGTCTCAGCCTCTAAACGCAAAAAAGTGAGCAAGGAGTAAGCCATGGCCGTTCTCAGCGTGCAAAACATCATCAACCAGGGGAGCCGTTTGGGCGGTCTCGAACCCACCTTCGCATCAGCCGGCACCGCCGGTGATTCATTCGTCAATGACGGCAACACCGTCTTGCTGGTCGACAACACCAGCGGCGCCGATATCACCCTCACGGTGACCGCAGCGTCGGACGTCAACGGTCGAGCCGTGGACGAAGTCTTCACCGTCGGCACCGCGTCGAACGGCGTGTCGATTCTCGGGCCGTTTCCGCGTGACATGTTCAACGTCGGCGGCAGCGCGAGCTTCACATACAGCGCCGTCGGTTCATTGACCGTCGCTCCCGTTCGGTTGCTCGCCCTCCCGACGTAATCAGACTGCTCCTCGAAGCTAATCGAGAAGAAAGGAACACAACATGTCCGTACGACAAGGCCGTTTCGGCATCATCGCTTTCAGCTTCGATGGAGGCGTCACGTACACAAACGGCTCGCGAGTCGTCGACATCACGATCAACCAAGAGACCGACGAAGTGGAATTCACCTCGCACGACTCGCAAGGCAATCGTGAGTATCAGGCCGGTCTTTCGAATTCCTCGATCGACTTCAACCTGATCTACGACGACAGCGACGCCGGCTTCATCAACCTCGAAAACTCCTACGACGCGAAGGCGACGTTTCAGTTTCGGTTCCGCCCGAGCGAGGCTTCCGGCCTCCCCGAGCAGTCCGGGTCGGGGTTCCTGACGAGCTTTTCCCAAGCCGCGCCGTTGGACGGCATGCAGACCGTCGACTGCTCAATGCGAGTGAGCGGCGGAATTCAGCGTTCGTCGCAGGCGTAATTCAGACAAACAGATAGGAGGCATCTGTGAGTACAAAAGGAAATGCCGAGGTCGTCATCGCAGGAGACACGTATCAAATCGTGTACGACTGGAATTCGATGCAAATCTTGGAAGAGAAAGAAGGCCGATCGTTTGGCCAGATTTTCGGAATCGACGACAACGATGGCGAGATGCACTTCGACCCGTCGGTGAAGTTTGTGGTCAACGCATTGATCGCCGGCCTGGCCAAAAACCATCCAGGGATGTCGAAGCGTTCGCAGGTCATCAAAATGCTCGAAGCGGACGAGCGATCGTTCACCGACGTTTTCAGCGTCGTTGTGCAGGCTGTGATGAACGCGATGATGGGCTTCTTCGGCTACAACATCGATCCTGACGTCCAAGAGAAGTTCGCCGAGGACACCAAAACGGGGGAAGAAAAAGCGCCGGCCGTCGAGGCCCCGACACCGGCGCGAAGCAGCGTATCGGATCTGTCGATCTAAACCTGTACCGTGCGGCTGCGTTGGGCGTCCAGCCAGCCGCATTTTGGAGAATGACGTATGCGGAACTCATCATCTTCTCACTCGGACAAGGCGCGCGCGACTTCGGCATCCAGTATTTCTCGGCAACCTGCACGGCAAACATCATGCAGTCGGCGAATTGGGGAATGTCGTCGAAGCCGCTCAAGGTCAGTGGCGAGGATTTGATGGGGTTGAAGAAACCAGCACCGTTGTACCGCGGTTCCGTCGTCGACAGGCTGAAAGCCGCCGCTGAGGACGCGCGCGAAGCGCATTTCGAGGAGGTAATCAAGGAATAGAATGCCGACCGTCGGACGAATTCGTGTCGAGCTACTTGCCGTCACTCGCGGGTTCAATCGCGGACTGAGCCGATCCTCTCGTATGATGGGGCGGGTCGTCAGCGATATGCGCGCGGCCTCGTTCGCCGGTGCGGCATTGTCCGCCACGCTCATCAAGCTCGGGAAGTCCGTCGGCTCGACGTTCGCGAATGTCCAACAGGGCATCGTCACGGTGGTCGCAAAACTCCGAGGCGGTGCCAACGAGATCAAAATCTTCAACAAGGAAGTGCTTCGACTTTCGAAATCGACGGAACACACGGCCACCACCGTCACGAGCGCGTTCGGCGTTCTTGCGCAACGCGGTCTCAGCGGTAAGCAGTCGATTCAAGCCGCGCCGAACGTGCTGTCGTTGGCCACCGCGACGGACACTGATCCGTCGACCGCATCCGACATTCTGATCGGTGCGCTCCAGTCCACCCGGCAGGAGATGTCGAAGTCGACCGAAATGGCCGACTTGCTCGCTGCCGCGCACAACCGAACCGCGGCCACGATGGAAGAACTCGCAGGCGGCATCCGATTCGCGGGACCCGTCGTTGAGGCCACGGGCGGTTCGTTCAAAGGCATGGTGGCGGCGTTGGCCGCCGCGCGCGCGGGCTTCTTGTCCACGACCATCGCCGGCCGCGGCATGTCCTCGTTGATTGGGCAGTTGCAGAAATTCGCTGGCACGTCAGGCAAAGCGGGCAAAGCGATCCGCGAACTCGGACTCGAATCCCTGATTCTCGAACGCGACCGCTTTCCCGAGATGTCTGAAATCACCGAAGTGTTGAAACGGAAGTTCGACGCGCTCGGCGGCAACATGAACAAGTTCGGCGCGATCCTCGGGCGCGCGATGCCAAACAACGCCCGTCGATTCATCTCGGTCCTGATCAACATGCAGGACGAACAAAAGCGCGTCCTCGGGGAACTGGACAACGTCAGCGGCTTCGCACAGAACGTCGCCACAAAGCGACTCAATACGCTTGCGGGCCGGTTCGCAATCCTGACGTCAAACCTCGAAGCGTTGGCGGAGGGCATCGGCGCCAAGCTCGAACCGACGTTCAACAAGCTGATCAAAACCGGACAAGGCGTCATCAACTTTCTGAACAAACTCGACAAAGAGACCATCCAAATGGGCGCGAAGTTCGCCGTAGTGTTCACCGCAGTCGGCGGCGCGGTCGCGGCACTCGGCATCCTTGTCACTTTGCTTCGCCCGATCGTGTCCATCATCTCACTTGTCGGGGCCGCGTTCACCAGCGCTTTCACGCTTCCCGTCGGCGCGGCGCTGCTTGCGGTATTCGGCCTGCTCGCTCTCGCGGGATCCTTTGCAAACGCATGGCCTGACGCGCTCGATGATGTTAAATCCGGGTGGAATACAGTGCGCGATGCGACGATGGACGCAATCAGGTCAGCGATCAAATACAACACAATCTTCGGCAATGCCGTCGACAAATTTTTCGCACTCGACGACGCACAAAAAACTTTGGCGAGCCTCGGATTCGCAGTGAGTCGCGAAGGCGTCCGCGATTTCGGCGACGGAAAGGGCGAAGAACTTATCACGTCAAAAGATGATCTGCTTAAACGCGCGCTTACGACATTCGACGGACCCGAAAAACAGCGGCGCACGCCTGAAACAATGGCGAAAGTAGTTACAGCGCTTGAGACCATTGGAAAGTACGACGAAGACGCGCCAAGCATCGCTAAAGAACTGGCGCAAGTTATCCAGGAACGCGACACGCGCGCGCCGTTCAACACTGGAAGCATTGTTGAAAATGCGATGGGTGACGTCAAAGCCGGATTCCTCAAGGGCCTCGACATGCTTGAGTTCTCGAAACTCGGGGAGATGTTCGAGAAGGCAGGACAAGGCGGGGTCGATGCACTCTTCGGCGACGGCGCGTTCGAGAATCTGAAAACGCAGATGGCGTCGCTCGGCGACAAGTTCAAGGAACTGAAGTTCGACATCGCCAATGCAAAAATCGGCGCCCCCGTTACGAAGAAAACAAGTCCATGGGCGAGTGCTGGCGAACAGCAACGTCGACTCAACTTAATCAAGGGGCATAGCGGCGTTGCGTCGCCATCGTTCGGATCGTCATCCATCGCAAGCAGCGCGACAATGGCGCCCGGCGTGGGGCGGTCCGAAGTTTCAGGCAAATTCATGACGAAGGGTTTGCAGTCCTTCGGCGAAATGATGGACACGATCGGCGTCGGCGGCACAGCCATCTTCACGGAATTTCTCGAGTGGCTCGGCATCACCACCGAAGGCGGACTGAAACAAATGACCTTCGCGATGGACGACATGAGCCAGGCTGCGGACAAATTCATCGGCAAGTTCAATGAAGCTGGCGAGTTCGAAGGCGGCGCGCTTGTTCAAAGTCTTGGCCAATTCCAAGGTGCCATCGAAGCATTCCTTTCGGGCGACATCGTCGGCGGCATCTTCGAACTGTTGATGCAATCCGATCAATTCAAAGGAACGATGACGATCATTGGCGGCATTCTTCAAGAAGTCGCCAACTTGATTGGATCAGTCCTTGAGCCCCTGAAACCCATCTTCGGCGCCATTTCCATCTTGGCCAATTCGATTCTCAAGCCGTTGGTTCCGGCGTTTGAAGCGTTGGGCGCAATGTTTGCTCCGTTCGCTTCAATCCTTGTGTCGATTGCCGACGCGATGATGCCGTTCTTCGAAATCGTCACGCAGATTCTCGTTCCGGTTTTTGAATTCGCGGCTCAAATCATGCGCGTTTTTGCCGCGGTGGTCGGTGTCGTAATGAAAGTCATCGAATCGGTCATTCGTACCGCTTTGATCCCCATCGTGTGGATCTTCAACGCAATCATCACTGTCGTTGTTTGGGTTCTTCGCGCCGTTGACGCCGTCATCGGCTTCATCACAGATGCCGCAGGAGATCTTGCTGACAAACTCGAAAGCAAAAAAGTCGACATCGACGCAATCATCAAAAAGGCGGGCGATTCGTGGAAAGAAGTTACCGACGATCCATTTGCGCGCGTCGACAACAACATGGGCCGAGCCGCGGATGAAGCCGACCGGCTCAGCGACACGCTATCCGATGTGAACGGCGAACTTCGCAACGTCCCCCAAGGATTCAAAATCGCCGCGGCGCGCTTCAGCGCACAAGACGCCATGGATGCGTCCGGCAAACACGAAGTCGGCCGCGTTGGCTCCAAGGGCCTGACCGGACGACGGCCGCATCGACCCGGATTTGCGACCGGTGGCCTCATCGCCGGCCGTGGATTGGCCATGGTCGCCGAACAGGGACCCGAGTTGATTCTTCCGCTCAGTCGTCTAGGTTCATTGGGAGGAACGACGAGTCACAACTACACCATTCATGCGCTCGACCCGGCCGACGCCTATCGGAAAATCCGAGAAGCGGGCCGACGAGAAGACCTGGCTGAGGGCCGCGTCGGAGCACGATACAACACACCTCGGTTCCGCTAGGAGGATCCAATGCCGTTGAACATCGAACAATCAGAATTGCGAAACGCCATCGCATCCGCCGCGCAAAAACGAAGTGTGATCGTCGACGGCGCCGAAAAGATCGCACAGACCAGCCCCGAAGAGTGGCTACTGCACCGCACTCGATACGCACTCATTCGCACCCGACGCCTCGACGTCGCACCGGTCCAGCCGTACAAACTGGATCCCGAACTCGCCGCGCACATGGCAAAGCTCGGTCTGGTGAAAATCACAAGCCCCAAGCCCGAGAAAAAGACCGAGCACGTCATTCCATGCGAGTTGACGGACCTCGGCCGCGACATTCGCGACACGCTGTAAGGAGCATTCGATGGTCAATTTCCTCTACGACGCCGCGCGCGAAGACATGCTCGACGGCACCTTTCCCGATATTTCAACCGTCGATGTTCGCGTCATCCTGTATGACGCCGCCGACGACACTCCCGCGACAAGTGACGACTTCCTCGATGACGTCGTTGCCGGTTCGCGCGTTGCGACTTCCGCCGCGACCCTCGGTTCACAGACCGTCACGGCCGGCGTGTTCGATGCCGCCGACGAAGTCTTCGCCTCGGTGACCGGCGACCAGTCCGAAGGGCTGATCATCTACTACCACACCGGCGTTGAAGCGACGTCACTTCTGATCGCGCACATCGACACCGGCGTCACGGGCCTACCCGTCACTCCCAATGGCGGCAACATTACGGTGACGTGGAACGCATCAGGCATCTTCACCATCGGAGGGTAACAAATGCCGTCGACCAAAGTTACGACCGCGATTCACAGCGGCACGTCGCTCGGCGCTGGCAGCGGCGACACCACGTCTTCGGTCATCACGATCGACGATGGTTACGGCGGCAAGCTGTGGATCAAACACACAAACGGCGCGACGGCGCCGACAATCCCCGCGCAGACTGTCATCGAAGAGTCCGGCGACAACACCGAATTCTACGCGGTGGCGACGGTGTACGGCACGACAATCAACAGTGACATCGTGTCGCATCCGCACAAAGTTGGAATCGGCGTCGAATACATTCGGCTAGTTTCCGGATCCAACACCGGCCAGGCGGTGACCATCGACGCAGACATCTGCGAAGTAACCGCAACATAGGAAGTAACTATGACGCATCAATTCGAGCATCTGTGGGCGACGCGACCGATCGTTGACGTCCTTTCATCCAAAGCGCAGGTTGTCATTTTGTACGTGGCCGACATGCGCTTCGACTGGAAGGAAGCGCGCCCGATTCTCGCGAACGGCCGGCGGCTGCACACGTTCCTCGAATACGTCGCGCTCGAACGCCCCAACGATGCCGTGCTTCTGTCGCTCCGCGATAGCCGAAAAACGTCGTGGTCATTGCAGCAATGCGGAACCTGCGCAGGATGCAAATCGCGGCCGAGTTTGATCGCGGCGCACGATCGAGCATCAGCAGCGGTCGCAAGCCACCACAAAGCACACGTGGCCGCCATCAATGCTGCGCGCGATCCCAACGTGCCAAAATCTCCCGTGCATCTTGACGCGATCAGAGACCGAAACGACGCATGGAATGCGCTGTACGAACGCATCGGCAAGACGGTCGCTGCGCGGAAATATTGTGAGCAACGGCTTTGGCGTCCGGACGATTGGAGTCCCGTTGCGTGACGCACGTCTTCCCGCCAGGCCGCATCGTACAAACTGATACGAACATCGGACGCAGCGTTGTTGCGTCATGGGATTTCTACGGCCAATCAGAAACGTCAGACGGCGACGCATTCCTTGAAACCACCGGCGGACGACTCGCCGGCCTCGACGGAGACGGTGATCTTCAGTGGTTCGTTGATGCCGGCTCGGATCCGGTTCCACGCTACGGTGAAGTTCTCGTCGCAAGCGACCAAGGCGTAGAGCACGCCAGTCCGCGCACGACGCAGCGATTCGATTTTCGTGGCGCCAACCTCGACCTCGGGCGTTCCATCGAGTTCATCTTTCGCACCGCATCCGCATGGAGCGGCGACGCCAACATCGCATTTCAATTTGCGCAGGCCACTGATCTCTGGCGCTTCGGATTCAACGCAGGCGATTTCTACTTCCTCGTCCTTGAAGACGACTATGACTTCGCAGCCATCGGCAACGCATCTGGTGGGCCGCCGATCGACAACGCCGCCGACGTCACACAACACCTCGTCGGCACGTGGGACTACTCGCGAAACACCTTGGACTTCTACTACCAGGGTGGCCTATGCGGCATCGACACGTGGACCAGTCCTCTGATGCCCGTCGGCTCGGAACAACCACGCGGCTGCGAATTCCCCGTCGACGGCCACACCAACAGTCTCGGACTCATTGCGATGCGCGTGTATGACCGCGCTTTGACTCAACCCGAAATCTCTTTGCTAGCGAACAACTACCAGTACGTCTTGCATGAAGACGAAGACGACGAATTTGTGCCGCTGTTCGCCGCCGCGGGTGCCGCCCCGCAAACACTAACTCCGGGCGCGTACGCTTCCACGACCACCATCTCGGCGCCAACCGTTACAAACGCCGCACAAGACGTGCAGCCGGGCGTGAATGCCACCACGACAACGTTTTCAGCCCCGACCGTTTCGCCGGGCGCCGTCGATTTGACCCCGGGCGCCCTCGCGTCGACGACCTCGTTCCCAGCGGCCTCTGTTGCCGTCGGTCCGGTCACCCTCACGCCGGGCTTGTTCGGATCGACGACATCGTTCCCGGTTCCGGCGGTTTCAACCGGCGCAGTAGATCTCGCGCCGGGGTTGGTCGACTCGACCACGACGTTCGACGCATCCACGATCACGGTTGGCCCTGTCACCCTGACACCCGGCTTGTTCGATTCAACCACAACGTTTGACGCAATCATCGTCACGCCCGGCGCTGTTGATCTCACGCCCGGACTCATGTCGACGACGACGTCCATCTTCGCGCCGACCATCACTTCGGGCTTGCAGTTGTTCGCCCCGGTCATCGCTTCCACAACCTCGTTCCCGTCCGCAACGTTGGCGCCGGGGCCCGTCGATTTGGGACCAAGCCTCCAGATCACGTCGACGGTGTTCCCGGCGCCGACTGTTGCACCTGGTGCAGTAGATCTCGCGCCCGGTGCTCTTGCGTCAACGACTTCGTTCTTCTCGCCGACCCTCGACCAACTCACGGTTTTGACCCCGGCGCTGTACGCATCGACGACGACGTTCTCTGCTTCGGTCGTCACCACAGGCGGCGTCACACTCACCGCTCCGTTGCTCGCCACGACGACCACGTTTTACGCGCCCACCGTCATCGCCGGCATCGTGCTCGGCGCGGCCATCACGGTCTCGGGCCTTCCCAGCAACAACTTGATTTCACTCGGAGTCGCGGTCGATAGTATTATCGGCGGGAACACAGAGGGCTAAATGGCACGACAGAATGACATTCGACGATCCATCGTCATCCCTCTGACGCGTGACGGCGTTGCATGGGACATTTCGGCCGCATCGGCTATCGCGATCAACATCCTCAAACCAAGCGGCGCCACCACAGTCACGACGGGCACATTCGCTTCGACCACGTATCTTGCTTCGTACACAGGCCCCGGTGACGGCACTGACGGCTACATCGCCATGTTCACCGACGCACTCGACTTCGACGAAGAGGGCAACCACTTCATCGACGTGCACATCGACGATCTCGCCGGAGCGGACCTCGCCAGCGACACCATCCACCAATTCATTCCTCGACGGGTGGTCTGATGCTCGAAACCGTTGAAGGCTGGACACATTTTCTTGAACGCGGCGGACCGTGGGCGATCACGGTCATCCTCGGCGCCGTCCTCATCTACCTCTGGCGGCTCTACCTCGCCGCGCGCGACAAATACGACAAACGCGCCGAATCCGAAATCAAACAACTCGTCGCGATCGTGAAAGAAGACACCGAGAACGACACCAAACTTGCGATGTTGCTCGCAAGCATCGACCGAAGGCTTGAACATGTGGAAAAAGATCCGAAATAGCGTCACCGCGTTCTTCCAACGATTCAGTCGCGCGCGAAAACTTCGGGCACGCATCGTACAAGAGAGTGATGAGACATTCACCTCAACCATCGAACGATCACGAAAAGCGCGTTCGCTGTTGCACGAAACCATCAGCACCAGCATCACGAAGCTCGACGACGTCCGCAAAGCGAAGAAGGAAAAAGAGTCATGGCAGCACCAAGCGTAGGATGGGTTCTTCACAATGCCACTGTCGGCAGCGGCGCAACTGTCAACTCCGGTGTATGGAACCGCCCGTTCCCGATGACTCGAAGCGTAACATTCAAAGTTCGATCTGATCAGGCGCTCACCGTCAACGTTCAAACCGTCGCCATCGACGGCACCACATGGGAAGACGTGCAGGGCGCCACCGGCGTTGCCATCGGCGCGGGCGAGCCGGTCGAAACGATCGAAATCGCGCACGCGGCCTCGGTTCTTCGCCTCGAAATGGTCAACGGTACCGGCACCGACGCATCCGTCGAAGTCGTCGCAGATTCGGCGTAAGTCATGTCGACATACCTCGCAGGCACGCGCGTCAATGCGGGCACTCAGGTTCAAGGCGGCGCGCGCGTGCGCGGTGGTCTCTCTGTCGGCGGTGGCGGTCTCGGGCCGTACCAAGTCATCCCCGTCGCCGGAACACAGTACGCCATCGCATGGCTTGCCGGTGCCTCTTACGTCGCCGGTGAAGCGGGCACTCCGATTTTGTCGTCGTCGCAGGTGAACAGCAACGTCCGTCTCGTGAACAACGACAGCCCACACGGATCACAAACGCGCGCACTCGTTCCGCTCGTCGGCGTCGGCACCCTCGAATCGCTGCTCGAAGGTTCGACGAATCAACTCGCCCGTCGATGGTCGCCCGCGTACACGGCCGGTCTGATCACGCATCATCGAACCGTCGGCGGCACCGGCCTCGGCACGTACGTGAACGGACAAGCTCGATACGCCACTTCCATGCAGGCGATCGACGACGCGGTCATCGAAGCCGCCGGCTCCGTCGAGTACATCGCACTTCTCGAAGGTTCGGCCATCTTCGCCGACGAACTCGCAGCCGTATCGTGGGCCACCACCGAAGCCGCACTGCTGACGTTACTGGCCGATTGGCAAGACGAATTGGTGACCCGCACCGGCCAAACTCGCCGGCCGCCCATGGTGACGTACCAACTCGGGTGGTGGCAAAACGGCGCGACACCGATCGCCGCCGGTTACGCCCTCGATCAGCTCGCCCTCGCGCTCTCGAATCCGGAGTTCATCATCGCGACGCCGGCCTACCCCGGCAACGTTGGTGGGGACAACATTCACCTCACAAATGAGGGTTATCGCTGGTTGAGTTCCACTCTCGGCGAGATTCTCGCGCGCATCCACGTCGACGGCGACACATGGCTGCCTCTGCATGCCGTGAACGCCACTGCGAGCGGCAACGACGTGATTCTTACGTACTCAATGCCTCCAGACGGCGGCGCCGTACAGCTCAACACGACGGCGTACACGTGGCGCAGCGCGGCGGCCTCGGGAACCACGCACGGATTCCGCTACATCGAGGGCGCGAACCCGGCCCGCACCGTCACAGGCGTCGTTGCGTCCGGCAATACGGTCACCGTCACGCTCGACGGCGCCGCGGTGGCAGGATCCGAACTCGGATACGCAGATTTCGGCGCACAACCGCCCAATGCCGCGAGCGGCAACGTCTGTTCCCAGCTCGTAACGACGACCGCCGACAGCGTGGAGATCCACTGGTGGGCGGCGGCGCAGCGACTTGCAATTACGTGATATAGTTCGCGTACATGCACGAGAACGACATTCAAGGCCCGTCGATATACGATCTGGTCCTTTTCCGATCCGGCGAACTTGTTCGTCACGCCCGAGGCTCCCTCGGCTACCGCGGCTCCCTGATCGTCAATCCGCGCTCGTCGATGATGCGCAAATTCGACACGCTCGAACGCGCCGAGAACTACCGGCACCTTCCCCTCGGCGAATACGATTGCGAATTCGGATACTGGTCGCACAAAAAGAAGAACAGCGACGAATACATTCGCGTGCAGGCGATTCGAGTCCTCGGCGAGTACAGTCGAGGCCGCTTTCCCGACTCGCGCGGACGCATCTACATCCATCCGGCGAATTGGCCGTTCCAACTGACCGGTTGCATCGGCGTGGGTATGGACGTCACCGACAATGGCATCAAAAAGTCTCGTGACGCGCTTCTATCACTCTTTGACCATCTCGGCGGATGGGTTCACCATGAGCTACCGAACTCGCGCAAAATCAGGCTTCTCGTTCGAGACGCCACGTTCAGCGAGCGGTATCGAGGGACCGAATCATGACCGAAAGCATTGTCATCATCTGCGCTTGCATTGTCGGCGCATACGCAATCCTCTTCGTTGTCGCGGAAATGTTCGCAGCGCCCAAGCGCAAACGAAAAATCCAGGGAGCCGGCGCCATCGCAGCGGTGATCGGACTCGGCGTTCTCATTCTTGGCCGGAAATCGTCGAGCGCTGACGGGGCCGCATTCGATCTCGAAGACGCACTCGAAGAAGCGAAGGCCGCTGACGAAGTCTCCGACCGGTTCAACTCCGAAGTGATTGCCGCCGGCAAGGAGGCGGCCGAAGCGCGCGCCAAACTATCCATCGTTCCTGATCACGACAAAGTCACCGAAAAGGATTCCGAAGACCTGCTCGCGGCGGCGGAAAACATCCTGCGGGGCGAAGAGTGAGACACGCTATCGCCATCGTCGCGCTGCTCTCGTTTTCGTCGACCGCGATCGCACAGACTGTCACATCGACGACACCGATTCGCGTGCGGCTTCACCGCGAACTCGTCGGATGCCTGCATGAAGTTGTGAACGTTCGAGAAGAACGCAACACGAACGCAGCGGCGGCTGTCAAATTCGAGGGCCTGTACCTTCTCGCAGGCAAAGCCAAATTGAAGGCAAAAGCCAGGACAGCTCAAGCGGTGATCGCAACCGCACACGCCGAAGCCGTCGCCGAAGAACGCTGGAATCTCGCCATCATGCTCGGCATCGGCAGCGCGTTGATCGGCATCATCGTTGGCGTTCTCGTCAGTCCGTCGTTGCGGAAATTACTTCCGTAGCGCGCACCGCGCGCGTTGCCGCCATCCTCTGCAACGTTTGCAACGCCACAGGCCGCCCGTAACGCGTCGGCGCCGAAAGCCCTGCCGTCCAACGCATCGCGGTCGTGAGACTGATCGTAAAAGCGCGCGCAACGTCCTTGTCAGACATTCGAAGAAGTTTCACGCCGCGCGCGAACATCAACGAAAAAACAGCCGCTGTCATATCCGACGGAAGATGCATACGTGCAAATGCAACCAATTCGCCGACGAGCAACTCTGTCTCCGTGTTCACAGGAATTCCCAGCCGCCGTGACCACCTTCGTCTTCAGCGTCCGCGCACACGTCATCGCCGGACATGTCATCGATGCCGACCGTCGTGACGACCGGATTGTAGCCGCCGCGCATCCACGTCGAATCCCGCGCCGCATCGAGATTATTGAGCTTCTGCGCATTCATCCGCGCCTTCTCTTCCTGGTACAGCGCCTCGAAACTGGTATGCCCAAACGCAGCACGCACCGCACTGACGATGCGGGACCGGTGACTCTGAATCACTCCGCCTGTCGCGAATGCCGGCTTTGAGTCCGCCTTTGGCCGCGCGAGAATCCAAAGGTCGCCATATCGAGCCAACATGCTCGACGGCCAAGACTCCGCCCACATTTTGATGGCGGGCCCGGCGTAACAATCCGAAATGTATTGCCACCCGGTGACGTCGGCCACAGGTTCACCCCCACGATCATACACTTCATGCGTATCAGGCACCTTCGCCGCGAGATCTGCGTCAATGTTGAGCGGACGAAACACGACTTCGTACGCGGCGTCGCCGATATCCGCGCTGGACTCGCGACTAATGATAGAAACGCGGTGTTCTTTGATGCACCGCAGTTCGTACTTAAAGTCATTTGCGTCTCCAACGAGGCACCAAATATCGCCAAATGCGGGTGCCTCCGTCGACCCCAACAAACGAAATCCCGCCGGCACCGGCAACCCGCACGTCTGTTTGTTTTCGGGATCAAATTTGTACGTCTTGCCGCGATACTCGTTCGCGCCTTCGGGAATGTTGAAATTCGTCATCGTCGTTCTCCTCGATTATTCGGTCCAAAAGTCGGGCAAAGCGCCGTAAAAGCCATTCATGCCGTATGCCTGAAGAGCGGCAGTGACCAATTCGAATGCGGCCAGGCACTCTTCGGCTTCGTGCCCGCGCGTCACGGGAATGCCGAGGCCATCGTAGAGATCGCCGTTGACGTACAAACTTCCATACGGGTCGCCCGGATTCCAGATGACTTCGACTTGAACGAACGTAGTTGCGTCGGGACATGTAAATTTGACTTGTTTGCTCACGGTGCATCCTTTTTGATGGGGCGGTAGTACCATTGACCGGGCTTTCCGTCGCCGGGCCCGTAATCATCTCCGTTGCGATGAAACACCCGCATGAAGACCCCGCTGACGACGGCCGTCAGTTTCGTTGATCCGTCTGTGTCGCGGAACAACCAATCAGGCTTAATCAACAAGTCGGCGTCGAACGGCACGAACTCATAGCCGTCGGGCGGATCATGCAACGGGCATGGGTCGCATGCCACGGAACGGCACTGACACACCGGATCGGGCTTCGCCTTTCGAACGAAAATGCCTCGATCCACTCCGTATGCGGCAAACATGTACGCACCTGCGCGACATCTGTGCGAAGCCGCCAGATCCGATTCGACGCGACCAACGCGCGCATACGCACCCGACACGTCCGTACCTGGAGGACATCGATCTCGCGCCGTCTGTTCGGGCATCAATTCGTACCCGAGCGCTTCGGCCTCGACGATGATCGGCGCGCGCGAATCTGCCGGGGACGACTTTTCGTTGTCCCAATCATCGCCGAGTCGCCGTACTTCAATTTCATGAAAAAGGCTTCGATCTTCCACGAGATTCAATGCGTCTTTGAGCCCGTAAATCATTCCGCCGCTCATGCCGAGATCGACGTAAAACGCAGACACCCCGGCGCAGGTACGCCATGCGAATCCTGCTTGAATGCCTTGGTCGCGCTCTTTCTTGACCGTGTCGTCAAGCGCGCTGGTCAACATGCGGTGCGATGCGTACGGACTTTCACCGCGATCGATGCAGTCGCGAATGCACGCCTGAAGGTAGCGCTCGTTCCGCTCCACGTCGCCGCTGTAGGGGCTCTCAATAATCACAAGTCTCATGCTTCTTAGTGCCTCATCCGATGAAAGTGTGACGAAAAACTAGGAGCATCGGGGCACCGCGCAACCACAAACCAGCAAACCCACAGAAAACCCACGCGCGGTGCCCCAACGACGATTCAGAATTGAACCAGCTACGAGGATGCCATGAAAGCCGCGTAGACCGCAAGCAAGAGAAGCAAGAAAAACGCGCCACCCACAAATGCCATCGGATTCGCTGAATGGCTTAACTTCGCCACCACACCAACACGAATAGGCGGGATCTTGTAATCGATAACGATTTCGTCACCGTTCGTCAGCTTCGCCGTCAACGTCGCGCCCTCATCGGCCAGTCGCGCGAGATGTTCGTCGCGCTGAATCATGGCGGAGACCCATTCAGTCGAAGACCCGTACCGACGAACCATCGACTCGATGTGAATCGCTTCGCCCCCATCGAACGTTAACGTCAGCTTCTTTTTCATTTCCGCGCACCGACGGCGTTTTCCAGCGCGAGCAGCATGGCGGGACCGCCGAGCTTGTCGTAACCCTGTTCGTTGATAAAGCACGCGCGCGCGGCGACCGAGAAGCCATTCGCGTACGTCTCTTCGATCTTGGCGGCGAGGTCGCGCGGCGTTCCATCGAACGAAGAACCGAGCTTGTACTTCTTGACCAATGCGACAGTGTCGGGCATTTCGGAGCACACCATCGGCACGCCCGCGAAACCATACTCGAAGGCTTTGTTCGGCAAACCGACCTTCCAGTTATCGATGCCCAATTCCGCCCCGCAGTATCCAACATCACCCATCGACGTGTAGTCTAGCATGCCGATGCTTTGATTTGCCGGATCGTACGGATACGGCATCGCATTGAGGAAGAGCGCGCCGGCCCCGCGAAGCGCCGCGTCGGTCAACGGGCAGAAGCCCGAATTCCCCATCAACACGATCTTCCACTTGGATCCGAGGAGGCTCATCGCAAAAACGAGTTCGTTCAACTTTCGCTCAGACGTCGCGTATCCATTGAAAATGACGACGCGCATTTCTTCGGGAATGTCGAGGATACGCCGACACAGCGCACGCTCCGGCATTCGTTGCGGTGCGGCCGGTGCGTTGTTCACCAGCACCGCGGTGCGGTTGAATTCGTAGTGAATGCGCCCTGCGATGCCCGGAGTCGCCGCCGTGACGCGATCAGCCTCGCCGACGATTTTGTCTTCGATCCACGCGCGGTCTTCCATAAACTTCGGCGACCGATACGACGGCTGCCACGTCCCCATTTCGTTCTCGTGCGCGTCGTACACGAGCGGCCACGGCGTCGGCGTCACGCTCATGCCGGTGTCTTCCATGGGCACGCCATCGAGGATGTGCGCGGCGGCTTGCTCGTCCGTTGCCTGATGCGTGAGCGCCCACATCGGTTCGAGTTCGTGGGCGTACACGACGTCGGGCTTCATCATGTCGATCGCTGCGACAAGTTCCTTGGAGTTCTGCGCATTCGACGTGTACGTCGGAAAGCCGTCCACCCACATGTTCTGCGGATACGCGTTCAGTGCCCCGGCGCCCTTGTTGATCCCCATGATGAGATGGCACTCGTGCCCCTGCGACCGCGCGTACCAAGCGGCTTTCCGCATACGCACGCATCCATGCTTCTTCCCGATCATTACGATTTTCATTGAACCCTCCATATCATCGTTTTGATCGTCGCTTCAACCTCTCAACGAGCACGTCGTCGTTCTTGCGCCGTGTCCATCGTTCGTTGGGATCCTCCATCGCGCAGACCGTGTTAAAGGGTACGTCTTCGGCCGCGATCAACTCCACAACCTCGTACACGTCGGCCGGCGCTTCAACCTCGCACACGTCAGTTTCGGTTAGTGGGGCGACGGGGTCTATGTCATCGTCTGCGGCCTCACTTGGACCGCGGGTGACCGAAAGTAGCTTGCCAATCTTTTCGCAAGAGTTGTGAGTATTGTATGCTTCCGCGCCAAAGATGTCTTTGTACAGCGCGGTCAGCGCATCGGCAAGTAGCGCGAATAGCTGGTGCGAACGCGTGCGCTCTTTTGCAACATCCTTCTCAAGGTCCGCGATAATTATTTCGAGCGTGTCCAGCCCCTCGTTGAGCCATTTTAGTTGTGTTTGAGTGTCTTCGGTCATCTTTTGATCCTCGGTTTGGTGGCAACGGCAGGCCAAAACTTTTCCGGCTCCAGCCATTTGAGGTGCTCGTGCGGATCGTCGTCCCATCGACGGTCGGCCATCTGTTTGACGATCGAGTAGTCGACACCTGCCCCGCAGAGGTCAGCGCTGGCGATGTCCTCCTCAAACACAAACTCCATGATGGCGCTGAACAGCGGCTCACCCATCGCCGGGATGTCCAGCGTGTGAAGAAGTACAACCATCAAAGCAAGGATGCTGTCTTTGGTGTCGATACGACTCATCGCTTCCGCCTTTCGACCATCACGTCGCCGTTTTCGAGCCGCGTGAGGCGCTCTCCGTCCTCGACAACAGCGCTGTTCCGATCGAGCGATTCCCACTCGTGGTGGCTGATGATCACGTCAACATCGTACACGTCGGTCGGTGCCTCGATCAGCTCGACGCAATCATCGCAAAACGGACGCAGTTGATCGCCCCACTTGGTGTCTGTGATGCACCACGTCATTTTTCGCCCTCCGACCGCGGGAATCGCATGAATGCGCCGTTGATTCCGTCGGTGTAGCCTTCGCACGCATATGGACCCCAATCGCCAAGACACACAACGCGCGCGTGGTTCAGCGTCGCTTCCATCTCTTCGACGGTGCGCGCATTGTTGTCCATCTGTGCGAGGTCATACGCATCGTGATATGCCTGAATTTCTGCCTCTGATCTTTTATCCTTCGCCATCAGTTGGTTCCTCTACGAATTTGCCGTTCGCGTCAACGAGACGACCAACGGCGTTGCGTTTCTGGCCCTCGCGTTTGGCGTCCATCGAGGCCCGCATGAGCATCATCAGATTTCCATCGCACGTCGCTTTTGCCCGCTCGATGCGCGCTTTCCGCTGTCGCACCACTTTCTTGGTGGTGTGCGCGCCGGGGCCGTCGCCGAAAGCCAGTTCCGCGTCTTCAAGTGCTTGTTCTCGCCGCATTGTCTCTTTGAGTGCCGCGAGATACTCGGGTGTGACAAGTTTCAGCACACTAGATGCCAAAGCTGCGAAATCGAACAACGATACGGCGACACTTTCATCGGTGTGTCTTTGTCCCTCATCGGCTGCACCACAACCATGCCGTCTTCACTGTACGACAAAATCGCCACAAGCGAATGCGACGGCGTGCGGTAAAAATGCGTCGGCGGCGCCCGCATGATCACTAGTTGCAGCGCATTCGACTGTTTAAAGAACCACGGCCCAAGCGTTTCAAGGTCTGTTTGCGGATTGATCATTCTTCATTCTCCTCAGTCTGACGTACGCATTGAGCGTTTTACTTCACGAATCGAAGAGCCCCAAGTGTTGTCAATTTCGATTCGGTACCCGGCGGCTTTCAAGATCTTTGCGGCTCGTCGATACGCGCGAAACCGCCCATCTTCAGTCAGCGCTCGAAATTCTCGTGTCTCCGGGTAGCGATCAATTTCATACACCTTAACCCACATATCTTGCGGTTCGTGTTCGCTTTCCGGCCATGTTGATGCCGGTGCCCAGAACAAGTTCTCCTCTTCGGTGAAGCGCACATACCAATGCGTTGCGCCGATGCTGACGCCGCGCAGTGTCGAAAAGAGCACCGTGATGGTGCGCTTCGGCGCCTCTGGCATATCAAATTTACGCCACCAAAGTCTTTCGGGGTCGGGCGGCGCCATTTTGGCAGGCGTCATTCTGTATCCTGCATCGTTCATCGACTTGCGCCATCGAGGCGGCTTTCCTTCGGGCTTCATGTTTCGCTCCTCGAATGCGGTCCGTACGTGTACGGTGGCGGGCCGCCTCTTGCGTACGATTCGGTGCATGCGCAGGAGAGCGCTCGACATTCAAACACATCATCACCGACCTTAACGACTGAATCACACGGAACAAGTCCGTCACGAAAGACTCGACCAGACAGTGAAACGTGTAGGCCCGGATGCGCCGCAAAAAGTCCACACCGAAGATCAACACAATGTTCTAAGACGCTTGACATGCTTTTTTCTTCCATGTGACGGTTCGTGTTCGCGGAATAGATCAGTCCGGCTAGATCGGGAGGTTCATGACCTTCAGGCCGCGGGTTCGAATCCCGCTTCCGCATTCAATCGCAGAAACACGGCTCATCGAGCGCGGAGTCTGTCGTTCCTTTCGCGCTCCATTTTAAGCAACGCGTCGAACGCCTTTTGAAGCCCTCGTTCGACCTTTCCCGTCTTTGTCAAGAAACCCGCCGCCTTCAGTCCGTTGAATGCCTTCGATACCGCATGCGATGTAAGACCGGCACATTCTTCGATGCTTTCCATCCGCGCTGGTCCCGCCATTGCGGCCAAGACGCTCGCCTGATTACTCGTCAACGTTTTCATTTCGAACCCCTCCAGTCAATTCATCATGCCGGCGCAGATTCCGCCGATGCCCCACATGAGCGTCAGGTACACCCCGGCCCATGCGCACATCGCAATCGCCGATGATTTCGGATCCGGCGTTCTTGATCCCCCTTTGAGAACTCCCGCCGTCAGCATCAATCCGTACGCATGTGCGTTCCCGATGGACATGACGCCGAGCGGCACCACGAACCAACCCCAAAGGGTCTGCATCACGAAAGCCGCATAGAGCGCGACAAACGGAATCATCACCAATCCGATCAGACTTTTGCCCAAGTCCTCGTCACTTCTTGTCGTCATTTTCGTTCTCCAATTTCTGCGTGTGATTCGCGACGACGGCGGCGACACTCGACAGCATCACGACAGTGATCATCAACGGCGTCAACACAGCGAACGCCGCAAGATCGGCAAATCGATGAATGCGTCGGCGCGGGCGCGGCGCTGAATCCTGCGTGGACATCGACGGCCGCACGTAACGACAGTATCCCATCACATGTTCGACCGTATACGGCGATTCGCCACAACTCACGCATGGCCCCGAATTTCGCGGTTCCGTCATTCGTTATCCCGACACATCGCGCAGATTCGCGACAGTTCTTCGACGTTTTTCATCGTCGGTTTTCCGTCCACAATGTTCACAATTTGAGGCCGCGTCTGTTTCGGCCATCCATGATCGACAGCATCCTTCGATGCTTCTTGGTAGGTGTCGCCCATACCGCCGATCTTATGGCAACGAGCGCACGTGATAGTGATGTCGCCGAAATTCATGGACGGCCGGTCAAATCTTCGATTGCGATCGTGAACGCGCGAAGAACTTCAGGCTGTGTCCGTTCTGGCATGTCGTTCCAGATTGAAGGAAACGTGCGCGTGTGCACCACCAACGTGTTACACGCCTCCTGAAAAGCCGGAGAGTCTATACGTTTCGTCGACGTAATGAGTCCGGCGTCGATCGCAACGCGTTTCAAGGCACCCGCAACGCAAAAACACACGGCATCCGGATGATCTGCGGGCACCGCATTCCCGCTTGCGTTTCGCGCCCATGCGTTTTGTGTCCATCCGTTGTCCGTAATCAACTTTCGCGCGTCTCTGAGAAATTGCACCGAAGATTGTGTCATTTCGACTCCCTGCTTGTCATCTGTGCCGGCGGTTTCGCGACGCCGGGGCCCCAAACCATCTTAGCCAGCTTTTCGCGCCACTCGTCAAGCGTGAAAGCGACGTCAGCGTTGTTCATTACAGCCTGCACAACAGGGAAGTCAGAATGAATCACGACCTGCATGTTTTCGATTGACAGCGGCAGATGACGCATCGCATGCGACCGGGATCGTTGCGTGAGATCGAACGCCTCTTGCGACACGAGAACGAACTTCCCTGGAATGACCATGACGTGAATGACGCGCTTCATCGCGGCCCCGTTTCGACTGATTGAAGGTGTGTGATGAGCGCATCGAAGAACTGAATGACGTCTTCTTTTGTGCGGACGGGATCGTCATTCCACGCATCGACTGGCATGAAGTCAGTTCCGAAAGTCCTGCCCAGGAATTCTGAAGCGGTTCCGATTGAAACGCCACGGAGACGCGGGGCGGCGCGGAAAATGGCGGCGACTGCGCAGAAGCACGTGGCATTCGGACTGTTCCATCGAACGCCTTCGCCGTCGTTATTTTGTGCGAATTCGTCCTGAATCCAACCACCTTCAACGATCAGGCGTCGCGCCTCGGTGAAGATTTCGGCAAGTTCTGCGTTGTTCATTTTTTCCTTCTTTCCGTTATCGCCCTCAAATACGCGAGGCTGTTCAACGTTGATGCGAGCCACGCTATCGCCTCGCCCGCGTCGTGCCGCAGAACAGTGAGGACGAAACACGCCGCCGACGCTGAAGTCGCAATTATTCCAGAACACCGCATCAACAAACCTCCACGACGACGGCGAGCGCGATTATCAGCGCCGTCCATACGAGGCCCGACGCGATCCAAACGATCAGGCGTTCGAATTTACGCATCACCGCCGTCCCCTTCCCGCGCCGACTCGATCAGTTTTGCTTCGAGTTTTGCGATCACCCGCTCGAACATCGCCACCACTTCGTCGCGCGTCCGTCCTTCGACGTCGTTCCATTTCCCCATCGTCATATAGCCGAGTTCGTCATCAATCTCATCGTCGATCATGTAACGGCTTTCGATTGGCTGGCCTGAAAATGCGCGCTCAACAGCTCCGAAAACGCAAAAGCAAACCGCCTCCGGGTCCAGCGCCCAGACCAAATGTCCCTGCGCATCCTTGGCGTCGAATCCTTGGCACCAGCCGACTTCGGCGATCAAGCGACGGGCTTCTTTGGCGGCTGTGATCACGTCGTTGTTCTTCATCTCAGATCTCCTCGTCCGCGGTCGAATCGTCGTTCATGGTGCCTCCTGTCGAAGCCGCGCGACCGTCGCATCAAACACCGCGAGGACTTCCCCACACTTGCGCCCGGGCGCATCGTTCCATCGAACAATGTCCTGCGCCGGCACATCGCGATTGAGTTCGTCCAATCCGGCGCGAATTAGCCTGCCGCCGAACTTCGAACACCCGAATGCGTCATATACAGCGCGATGTACTGCACCCGACGCACAAAAACGCGTCGCTTCGATGTCGAATGCGGTTACTGCACCGGCCGCACTTCGCGCCATTGTATGTTGTGTCCAGCCCTTGTTGTGCAGGAGCCCCCGCGCCTTTTGAAGCACGTCGATCACCTGCGCCGTCGTCGGCTCTTTGTCTGGATTCATGGCGTTCCCTCTCCTCCTTTTCGGCGCCGGCCTCGCAGCGCGCGATCACCCGGTCGAACAGCGCGGCAACGTCGGCCTTGTTTCGCGCGGCGCGATCGTTCCATCGGCCGATGCTGGACCCCTGATTCTCAGCCCGAAGCACGATGCGCAACCACTCCAACGCCCCGTGCATCGCCATCAACTGCTCCACGGTTGGCGCACACACGACTCGCACGAAGCCCATGACGCAGAAATTCGTCGCTGTTGGATCATCCCAATTCACGTCCCGTCCGTCCGCGTCGCTCGCCATTCCGCCGCGGGTCCATCCGCACACGTCGATACGCGCGCGCGCCCGCTTCAATACATCCAACACCGTTTCTTCTTTTGTCGTCATATGGAAAGCGGAGGATTCGAACCCCACGCCGAAGCACCCGGGCTACAACCGGGCAGAAGCTACCAATGCTCCCTATTCACTTTCCGTCGCGCGCATTACCATTGGTCGACCCACCCGCAAACGCATTCCTGCGAATCGGGATTCATGGCGCACAATGCGAGCCGCGCGTTGATTTCCACTTCGGACATCTGGTTCCTCATGCTCACGCATGAATTGCCCGCGACGAGGCAGGCGACGAGCGCCACAATCAGTGTAACTGCGAGGATGAGATTTTCGGAATCGATCTTATTCATGGCGTTTCCTTTTCTGCGGTCAATGCCGACTTTGCGTTTGAAATTATGATGCGGAACGGCGTTCGTTAACACCCATTGTCCACATATTTCATGAGTGCCGGTCGTTCGTCAGGCGTGACAAAGAAAAGTCGGCGTTCTTCGGCAATGTCATCCATTCGCCATTCATAGTGCAGATTATCGTTTGTTCTGGTTCGTTTTCGTTTGTTCTCGCTGCGCATCATCGTTCGTTAACACTCACTGATCGATCAATCGCCGGCAATCGCCGAATCAGCCACGAAGTTGAATGCCGGTGTAGACCGATGTGCGCCCCGTCTTCTTGCGGGCCCGTCGCTTGTTCATGGACGGCACCGCTTCGTTCAGCATCTTGCCGAACACGCCGCTGTTCATCGTCGGATAGCCGTTCTCGATCGCCCAATCTCGATAGGCGGTGTACAGTGCGTTGGCGGAAATCGAGGCGTCGGGCGCGATGTGGCACATTTCGTTGAGGAACGGCTTCACCGGTGACGTGAGCGCGAGCATTTCATTGAGGACGTGTTGCCCGTGCCGCGATTGAACGAAATGTCCGCGTTCGATCAGGCGACACAGACCTCGATACGCCCAGCGCAAGATTCCCGGTCCTTCGGCGGCCAGCGTTTCGTCGAGGTTGTAGTTCTCGGCACCGACGTGGGACTTGCGGAATTCGATGATCATCGAGCGTCGCGCGAAGGCCCCCGAAGCGTCTCGGAATCGCATCAGTTCGTTCGTGCAGATGATGAAGCGAACGATGAGCGCCGAATCGATGACGTCTTTGTACTTTCGGTCGACGGGCAATTCGTCGCGCCCCGTGATCGATAGGATCCGCGTCATCAATTCCGCCGTGTCGATTTTCGTGGGCATGTGCGCGTCGTCGACGGTCACCACCGATTTTTGAGCGATCGACGCGAGCCCAAAGCCCGAAGCGAGTTGACCGAAGGTCGTGGTTCCGGCGGCGCGGCCCAGAATCGTTTTCAGGACCCGCATCAACGTTCCCTTGCCGCTTCCCGGTGGTCCTTTGATGATCAGGAACTTCTGCATGTCGTTGTTCGGGACCAAGCAGTAGCCGAGAAACTCCTGCAACACGCGCACTTCGCCCTTGGTCATTCCGGTTTGTTCAAGGAAGGCAATGAAGGCAACGGGGGGCGCGGGACGTGACTCCCATTCGGTCGTCAGCGCCCAAGGCGTGAACAGCTTCTTGGACGGTTTCTGCGTCGTTTTCGCGGCGGCGTTGATCAGCTTGTTTGGGCACGCGATCATCCACCTCGGATCGGGGCGAATTTTGTCGACATCGAGCCAAAGTGGGACTTCGTCGTCGGCGCGGGTGGCCACTTTCGCTTCAATGGCCTGAAGCACCGCTTTGACGGAGTGCGGCCGCGCCGTGAATCCCGGGCGCTTTTCGGCGAGATCGTACACGATGCGATTTTCTCGTGTGCTGTCGCAGGCGATCCATGCGCCTTCGTCCCAAAGGTGAAGTGTTTGCTGCCAGAGGACAAAGGGACCGAAGAGTGAATCCGCGGCGTACGCAAGAACTAACGGGTCGCCCGCTTGCTGGAATTTGCGCATTCCGGCTTTGATTCGCTTCTCGATCGACTCGAAGAGCCACCCTGATGCGTCGTTGTCCTCGATGAGGTTCGCATCAGCGGCGAGCTGAAGAAGCGCTGCGACCGTTTGCGGCAGCGTGATGTGCTTCATGGCGACATGCGGACCAAAGTAGTCGCGCGCATCCGAGAGGAGAATTGCGGTCTTCTCGGTCGGATCGTCCACCCTGGCCATAGCGGTCACGGTAGCGTCCATAGCGCGAATCACTTTTTCGTTCATTTAAGTGCCCGATTTCTTTCTTCTTTTAGGAGGTGGCCATAGAGGTCATACCATTTCTAGAAAACTAGAGAAAATGGGAGGGGGTTAATAATAGAAGAGGTATATATAAAAGTTTCTGGAAGAAAATGATCCAGGGCCAAAAGGCCGAATTCGGATAGGATCCCCCCGCTGAGAAGCCGAAATCGCACGATCACCCTTGCTATGGCCAGGGGTGGCCACCTGGACGATCAATCGAGGCCCACGCCGTAAAACGTCGAACCGTCGCACTGGATCGTCGAAACGGCGTACGGAAGCATGTGCTCGAATTCGGCGCGTTTGTACGATCGAGCCATCCGCATCCCGGACCATTTGCGGTACCTGCGAAGCAATGCGGAAACCGCGACGAATTCGTCACGACCGGTCGTGCATTCAGACACCACGAAGTTTCGAAGCGATTGGGCGGCTTTTTCGAGGCAGTCGCAGACGATCGAGTGATCGAGGAGGGCGCGCTGCACTACGTACGGGGATCGCGCCATTTTGGCGGCGTCGGCGAGTTTGTCGATGGTCTCCCAATCGTCTTCAGTGCCGTTGATCGACCTGATGGATGTGCGGGGCTTCGTTTTCAACATTCGCCCTTGACGTAGCATGCGGATTAACAATTTGCAAAGCGATTGATAATCAGGCAAGGTGATCGACCGTGCGAACAGATTGGCCGCTTGGCCGTCGGGGTCAGTACCCCGTATCGATTCCGAACATCTCCAAGACGATGCGCAAAAAAGCGTACAGCGTTCCCGGGGTGACGAGCGACAAACGCGGGAACATGCTCGCGACGTGGGATGCGACGCTGGCTTTGAAGTCGCGCTTCCCGCGAACGTTTGGGGACCTTCCGCCGCCGCCCTCCTATCGAAAGAAGCCCATCAAAACGTATCCCGGCTTCGACGAGTTCATGCGCGTGTTCGCGAAGAAGTATTGGGATCATCAAAAGCCCGCGGTGAAGTGGCTCGCATTCGGCGCTTATCGCCTTCTCGCGTTGCCGACGCGGCTCGGCAAGACGCCCACGGTTCTCGGCGCTTGCACACTCAACAATCCGAACGGACGCATCTGTGTCATCTGCCCCGCTGGCCCGCGCCTCGGCTGGGCGGAGGAAATCGAGAAGTGGTTCGGGAAAAAGAAGAAGATCTTGCTACTCAATGGACGCGCCGGGAACAAGGCGCGATTTTGGGGCAACCGCAATTGGGTCCACGGCAAGGCCGAAGTGCATCAGGCGATCGAAGAGTCCGACGTCGTCATCCTGAACTACGACTTGATCATCGGGCACATGAAGATCAATGAACGGGGCGGTTTTGAGGGGATGCTCGATCACCTTCCCGGATTGGTGCCGCTGTTGATGCAGCATCACTTCGACTTCTGCATTCTCGACGAATCGCGGTACATCGCAACGTGGGGTGCTACTTCGAAGCGCAAGAACTTTTCGCGCCGCGATATGATTGCCAAATTCCTCGGTGAGGATCGTGTGCCGGTCGTTTACGCACTCGATGCAACGCCGATGCGCAACGGACGCGTGCGATCGTATTGGGGGCAATTCGACATTCTGTCCGGCGGACTTTGGGGCCGTTCGTACAAGCCCGGCGAAAATCCGCCGGACCCGCGGACGCCGTTCGATTTCGATGTAGCCTATGCGGACGGTCGACGTGAAGATGTGTACGATCACGAGGGCAAAATCGTGGCGACGCCGTGGATGGCGGACGGACAAACGCGCGTCAAAGAATTTCGCCGTCGAAAGCCGCTCATCGTCTATCAAAAGACGTACGCCGAATGCGTTGAGAACATGCCGGCGAAGATTCGATCCGTCCGATGGCTCGATCGTCCAACGAAGATCGTGACGCCACGCGACGCCGGCAACACAGAGAAGATGAAACGCCGCGCCGAGATCATCGGAACCAAAATCGAACACATGATGGAAGAACTCGTCGACGAGGTGGAGCAGGGGCGCAAGATCATGGTGTTCACCGAGCATCGTCGATCGTGCCGTCTCGCTTACCAGGCGTTCCTCGCAAAGAAGAAGGTCAAGCGCACCGGCGCGCAACTTCGAGCAGCGCGCGCAGAGGCGTGGCTGTTCTACGGGAACGATGCTTCAGAAGAGGGCAAGAAGTTCAAGGGCATGACGCCGGATCAGCGACATGCGGCGTGCCGGGAGTTCCGCGAGCACCGAGGCGGTGGCGTCGTTTTTGCGACGTGGAAATCGTTAGAGGGGGGCGGGTACCACATGCCCGACGAGACCGGCAAACACCCGGTGACGACCGCGCACGCATTGGAGCAGTACCCCGATCCCGAGCTTCGTCGCCAGGCGGAAAATCGTCCGTTCGTTCATACAGAAATGCACGCCTACAACGTGATCGATTGGGCCGTTCTTGGTACGGTGGACGAACCCGATGCACGAAAAATGAAGCCGAAGCTCGAAGCGCTCGAAGCGGTCAACGATTCGGAAGAGGCCGAGGCGTTGCGAATTGCATTCACGAAAGAAGCAACCACACATTGGCGTGATGTCGCAAAAGCGATGGTCGCGATGCAGGAAGATTGAAACGCATGACGATTGAAACCGTGAAGCAACCCGTGACGCTGAAAATCACATGCAACCATTGCGGCGATGTCGGTTACGCAACAGATCGAACAGCAGAAGGTGCGACGCGTGCGTTGCTCTCCGATGAATGGATGTCGCTCGTCTTCGGCGGCTATTCCCGCCATTTTTGTTCGAAAGCGCCCTGCCGTTCGATGCTGTTGACGAAGCAAGAAACTGAAATCGCGACACTATGAATGTTGGAGCGCTAGTCATCATTCGTGTACTCGTTGAAGTGTCCGACGACGCAAAGGATCCGCTCAGCGACGCGCGTGTTGAAATCGATCAAAAGATGGCGCGACAGAGGTTAGATGTCGTCAACGTCGTGTCCGTCCAGGAGCGCAGAGAGCAGCGGCGAGAGAAGGTTCGATTAAAATGACAAAGTTGCGGAGAATTGCGGCGCTGTTCGTTGATTCGAATAGTCCATACAAGCAACAACCATTCGTCGATTGTTGGGATCAAGTGCGCGATGCGATGTTGTATCGTAGTCCGTATCCGGTCGTAGCGCACCCGCCATGCACTCGCTGGTGTAAATTGGCTCCGATCAATCACGCACGACACGGAACTCCGATGTGTGAAGACGGTGGAATGTTTGAGTTTGCGCTGAACGCAGTTCGTCGATGTGGCGGCGTTCTCGAACACCCGGCGCAGACAATGGCATGGGCAATGTTCAATCTGCCGAAACCGAAATCGAGCGGTGGATGGCTTGAAGCTGACGACGGGTTCGTTGCGTACGTTGAACAAGGTCGGTACGGGCATCAATGCCGAAAGGGCACATGGCTTTTTGTTAGTGGCGTGTCGCGCGCGAATCTCCCCGAACTTCGATGGGGATATTCATTGAAGTGGGATGGCCCGTCAGTGGGTGCGTATGCATCGCGCGGTCGAGTCGAACAGAGTCATATCACGCCGCCTGCGTTCTTAGACGTCCTTGTTGGGATTGCGCGATCTGTTGAATAATTCGACAGAATTCAACCGATCTGCTAGCATCGCTTGGTGTTTACCCGAGACTTGAAACGTCCCGCTCCATCGAACTTTGAACGCACCGAGGCGACCAGTCTCGAACGCGTTGACTACCTCGCCAACACGTTTGCCAAATTCCTCGACAACTTCGACGCCTTCAAAAAAGAAGTGGTTGCTGTGGCTGTGTCGGCGATCAACGCAACATTCGAAAGCCATGTTGAATCGATGGAGACGTTCGCGAACAACCTCAACGCAGCACTCATTGCGAGGCTCAGCGCGCACGAGAAGGTGATCTCCGAGGTTCAAACGGAGTTCATGGATCAGTACGTGCAAATCACCGGACGTGTCGCGAAGCTCGAAGTGCGCCTCGAACTTCAGGAAGCGGAGATTGCCGAACTACGAAACAAGATCGGCCCGCAAGCCGTCTACGTCCCGTCAACGGTCACGTCGAACACAATCGAGTCGTACGCGCCGTATCACGACGCCGACGGAAATCGGCTGTCCGGCTTTCGCGCGCCGTGCCCCAAAGTCACGTGACGAAAAACGAAATCAAACGCGTGCCCTTGTCGGAACTTCCCGACGAGGTGCCGCTTCCGACTAACGCTACGTTCATGGGCGAGCCGTTCGAGATCGTCGACGATTTCGATCCCGGCGGTTCATCGAAACGCGGACCGCATCGACGCATGGCTGCATCCAAATGCGACATGATGTTGGCTCTTCGGTACCTCGTACATCTGCGATCTACTCAAGCGAATTCGTGGACGTCCAAGGGTTCGATGTTTCATCTCTATGCTGCGTATTACTATGCACGCAGGACGCCAGAAGCTCCGGCGTGGTGGGGGCGGGTTTCGTTCAAGGCCGAACGCGACAAGATCGTCGAGCCGTTCAATCCAAAGGCGCGCGCCGAGATGATTGAAGAGGATCGGCTGCGCTTCAACGCCTATCGCGCGTGGAGCAAGGGCGAGGATTTGGTGCCGCTGTTTGCCGAGCGCGGAATGGCGGCAACCATTGCGGAACTTGACGGACGTGAAGACGACATCGGTCGTGAAATTCTCACAGCGCGAAAAGATCTCGTCGCGCGCGTTGATGGGAAGCTCACCGACGTCGATTACAAAACCAAAGCGGGCAACCGCCGCTGGGACAAGCTCGAAAAATTCGACGAAGCGGAGTTCCCGCGCGACCGCCAGATTCTCGAAAACCTCGCCATCTCGCGCGCGCGATTCAAGGAACCGATCGACGACTTCATGATTCGGCGAGTGAAACGCGAGGCGTCGTTCGACATCGCTGACGACTTCGTGGCGGTCGATTGGCGCGCACACAAGGGTGTGGCCGCGCGCGCGCGGCGGACCGTGCAGACGGAAATACGCGTCGCGGATCGTGTTCGACAAGGCAAGAAGATCCGCGAAAACGGCCTCGATTCGAATGCGTGCTTCGGCCGCTTTGGTCCGTGCGATTACTTCAACGTGTGTGGTGCCCAGACCCGCGACGATCGACTCGTACAGATCGGTCGCAATTTCACGGCGCCCGAGGGCGGTGTTGAGTCCGCACTACACTGCTTTGGTGAATAAAGTTTCGCAAGCCTGTTGACAGGCGATACGTTCGTAGGCAGTGTCGTACTCCCGATGACGACAGCCACTCGAACCCGCCGAAAAAAGACCACAATCAAAACGCGAAAGAGTCTCGAAGAACTCGTGAACGCGTTCCTCGAAAAATACGGAACGTTCGTCACTCCGTACAAGGGGACGTCGCTGAACGAGCCGCCGGTCGGCATCATCTTCGGCAAAACGGGCCACGGCAAATCGACCGAACTCGCGTCGTCGTTCTCGCACTACGAATGGTTCTTGACGACGCGGACCGTGAACTCGCGCGCCGAACATCTTCACGAACTCGAACCGGATAAGATGCCGGCGCCGCCTGCGATTCGATCGCTGTGCAACGACCGCTACGATCCGTACATCACGGACTTCAACAAACAGAAGGTGCCGACCGGTGGTTGGGGCATGTGGCTGCACGACTTGCATGTCAACATGGAGCGGCGCGCGAAGACGGCGAAGGCGAAAGGACTGCCCGCGCCGTCGTACGTGCTCGACGATGCCGGTGTTCTTTGGGAGTGGATTTGGCGCGACATCTGCGACCGCATTCCGCTCCAGGGCAAGGGGATGTATCGCCGCATCGAGGTGTGCAAGCAACTCCTCGCGTTTTGCATTCGAACCGCACGCAACGGTCCGTTCGGAATGGTGTGGTCCTGCCACGAAGCGCCCGTGAAATACTTCGAAGAAGAGGGCGGCGCGAACGAGGGCGAAATCCAGTGGCCGTTGGGACCGAAATTCCCGATCGGTTCGATGATCGACATCGCTGTTCGCGACATGGATTTCTGCGGCCAAATCTACATGACCGACGAAGAGCACGAAGATGGTGAAGGTCAGTGGCTTTCGTTCATCCCGCAGGAAAACGAACGGCGGAAGATGCGGCGACAGTTGGAAGACATGGTGCCCATTCAGTTGACGACGGACAACATGCTCAAGGACGTGCTCAGCAGCATGATGTTCGACATCGGCGCGATTGACGTCGACAAGTAGTCTCAAATCAAACGAGCGCAAGCTCCACAACCAGAAAAGGATACGAAACGAATGGCCGTACGAGGAAAGAAGAAAGTGGTTCGCAAGAAGGCGCCCACGAGGAGCAAGAAAACTGCCTCGAAGAAGACACCCGCCAAGAAGGTGGGTTCGCTTTCGGGATACAGACATGTCGATCCGAAGGTCGGCGGCGGGAAGAAGACGCTCTTCTCGCAGAACGGCCGCTACGAGTTCGCGCCGAACTTCGGTGAGTGGGAGGTCGGTAAGAAGGGCACTTCGATCTTTGGGCCGATGGCGGCCATCGATCCCGACGGGCCGGACGATGGGGCGCCGGTCATCGCACGACTGACGTATGCGGGTGAATTCACGCCGACGAAGGGCGCGAACGCGGGCGTGACGCGCACGATGATGGAGGCGGTCATCGGTCCGTTCTTCGCGTCGCTCGGCAAGTCCGAAAAGCAGATCAGCGCGATCGGCGTGCGGCTCGACAAGGCGAAGGGCAATGCGGGCGTCGGCGCTGCGTTGCTCAAGGAATTGGCAAAGATCAAGGATCCCATTTGCAACACGAAGACCGAGTCGGACAAGGCCGAATTCACGGAGGATGACGGCTCGACGAAGACGCTGTACTTCACCGAGGTGAATCCGTTCGAGTTCGGTACCCCCGCGCTGTACGCGGAAGCCTCGAAGCGCCCGCGGGCCATTCGTTGGCCGCTCGAAGCGTTCGCGCGCGTCCAGGATGAGGCCGAGGACGACGATCCCGAGGAGGAGGAGATCGACGGCGAGTACGAGGACGGCGAGGACGAGGACGAGGACGAGGGCGACGAGGAAGAAGAAGAACTCGAAGAAGAACTCGAAGAGGACGAGGTCGACGAGGAAGAGGACGAAGAGGGCGACGAGGAAGAAGAAGAAGAAGAGTACGAGTAGGCTCTTCAACGACGCGTGATGGGCGCGGGGTATAAAACCTCGCGCCGTCATCGCCAAACACTTCAACGCAATTCAGGAGGAGTTCGACATGTTTCAACCTTTGAGCGATCGAGTTTTGGTTCGACGGCAAGAAGCGGCGGAAAAGTCGCCCGGCGGGATCATCATCCCGGACAACGTCAAAGAGCGACCCATCACAGGTGAAGTTCTCGCCGTGGGGGTGCCGAAGATCGAGGACGAAATTTCGTTCGAATGCGTGGCACCCGGTGTCGTCGTGATGTTCGGCAAGTACGCCGGAACTGAAATCGAAGATGGGGGCGAAAAGTTGGTCGTGCTTCGTATGGAGGAATTGCTCGGCATCATCACGCATCCGTGATCGATGGAATGGTTGCGGTCGTCTAGTGGTGAGGACGTCGGGCACGGCACTGTGCACATGCCCCACCCCGAAAACGCGGGTTCGAATCCCGCCCGCTTCCACCTTTGAATGACGCTTTGGTGGAAAGGGTCGCACCCTTTTGCCGGTTCGAATCCGGCCGTCATTCCTATGCTTGAGTGTCACAAGATCAATTCGATGCGGAAACGCGACATGTCGGCGCCGGGGAAGCCGAGCGGCGACGCGCGTGGACGCATTCAGGATGCACTCATTGAAGCGAAGCGACTTCTGCGCGCCGACATCGCGTATCGAATGCAGCATGGAAGGAAACACCGATGACGCAGTGGGATTCAAAGTTTGCGTCGATGGTCGAGCGCGAGAGCGCACTGCGCTCCGAACTCGCCGAGATCGTTGAAGAGTTGCAAGCGGTGTGTTCGCATGAACATTCGGACGGCAAATCCGCATTCTACGCACCTAACCTCATTTGCGTTATCTGCGAATTGCCGTTCGTGGCGACGGTGGCGCCGGAGGATCTTGAATGACGACGAGGAAGATCATTGTTCGCATCGCGATTGATGCGCCGATGACAGTCCGTGCTGAATGGTCGGGGGTCGATGTCACGCAAAATATGGAACGTTAATGCCTCGATAATTTTGTTGATGCGGCGTTCAAACGCATGTCTTTGAAACACTGCACGCATTGCACGCGCGGTGAGTTGATCAGCGTAACGGATGAAAAAACGGGTGTCGACATCTACGACATCGACAAGGAGTAAAGGCGATGGATGATGACGAGCGAGAATGGATGCCGCAGTTGACGCTCGGTGAGTTGGTCAGCAAGCTTCGGCAGTTTGATGACTACGCGGCACTGATCATCGATACCGGTGCGGTGCCTAAATATGTCGACAGCTATCGCGGCTATTACGAACAGTTGGCCATCAACACCGGAGGTTCGACGTGTTCCGTCGGGGAGTTTCTTTCGATGCTGCGCGCCGCGGATGGTCACTCGTTCGAGGGGTACAAGGGCGGTAAATTTCGCATGGGGAAGAACACCGAGATGTGGGTGTCCGAATATGGTGAAGCAAGCGGCATGGCAGTTGTTGGTGTGACAGAGCGGCCCGGCGGACTTGTTGTCATCGAGACGAAGGATCAGTACGATGATGTGTGATTTGGATATGCTTGCGCGGCTGTGTCACGAGAATGCGGTCAAGCATGGCTTTTGGAACGATCTTCACACAGCGGATCCGTTGCATTTGAAGGCGACGCGGCTCGCGCTGATCCATTCCGAAGTGTCGGAGATGCTCGAAGCGATTCGAAAGCCGGATCTGACAGGACACATTCCCGGGCTGCCGCTCGAAAATGAGGAGGCGGCCGACGTTTTCATTCGCCTGCTCGACTACTGTCACGCATTCAACATCGACCTCGAATCAGCGGTGCGGCTGAAGATGGCGTTCAACGAGACGCGGCCGTACAAACACGGAAAGGAAATGTGATCATGGCGAAGAAGTACATTCGAGTGAAGGTCGACATGGTGGTTGACGCCGAGGCCGAAGATCCCGATGAGGGCCTCGACGTGTTCAAAGACTTCAACGATCGGCTGAAGGCGATGTTTCCGGCGCTGGTGATCCATTCAATGGTAGCATCGCTGCCGATGACCAAGAGTTCTGAATGCCTCGGCATTGAGTGCGACGAATGTGGTTCAACCGACGAACTTCGTCCGTGCGAGCGCGGTGAACGTGAATTTGGTATGTTGCCCGAATATGCGCCGCTGTGCAAAGCTTGCCGCCCATGAATTACCCACGAATCCCCGATGAATTTACAGACGCAGAGCTTGCGCATGAAATCGAACGGCGCATCAACGCGCGCGCTGCGGGTGTTTGTCCGTATTGCGGATATTCGCTTAATCGCGAAATATGCAATCAGCCGGATCAACACGTCGATCGAAAGCCGCCAAGCATTCCAGTGTGGGTGGTGCATCGCGATGTGCCATATGAGCTTGGGCACCTCATTGGGATTAGGCGCACTGAAAGCGCTGCGAAGATGTTGCGCGACGCTGAACGCTTGAACCATCCCTTCGATGACGACGAAGATTGGTCCGTGTACGAAGAATCCGTCGAGTGAAGGAAAAGGAAACACGGCGACAGCGCATCGAGCGGGTGCACGCGAAGGCGCTCGCGCGCGGGGCGAAGTGTCAGCGATGCCCGTTAGCGCTTTCGAAGCGGGGGCCGGTTCCTTCAACCGTGCGCAAAGCTCGCCTCGCTATCATCAACGAAGCGCCGGGGTTCAAAGAAGTCCTCGCGATGCGTCCGTTCGTCGACAAGGACGGACGGGAATTGCAGCGAGCACTTACGGCCGCTGATACGACGCGTGATGAGGTTGCGATCCTTCAAGTGTTGGAGTGTCAGCCGCCCGGCAACGGCTCCATCGCCGGCTACGAACGCGATATCAACAGACTGAACGCGCCCGCTGTCGAGGCGCATAAAGTCGCGCTCGCAAAATACCGCGAGGCGAAGAAGGCCGCGAAGAAAGCGAAGAAGGATCCGCCCGAGAAGCCGACGCCGCCGGTGTTGATGAAGTCGCCGATCGAATGCTGTTCGCCGCGACTCCGCAAAGACCTCATGAAGGTGCGACCGAAGGTGTTCATGCCGCTCGGTCAGTACGCGCACAAAGCGCTCGCGAAAGTTCTCGATGTACCGCTCGGCGGCGACAAGAAATACCGCGGTGAAGTGCGTCTCGCCGAGTTGTCGAAACAGCGCGGACACCCATTGCCGCTGCCTCAATACATTAAGTGGAATCCGGACGACGTTGACGCGCTGAATGACGCGCTCGAACCCGAAGCGAAGATCCGGTACTACTCGTCAAAGCTGAAGATTGCGACAGCGAACACGTTGAAGCTGAAGTCGGGCGCGTTCATCCTGCCGTCGTATCCGCCGCGCTACGCGATGATGAAGGCGCATCACATGGCGCACCGCATCCGCACGGACATTGCGCGTGCCGCGACGATTGCGCGCGAGGGCAAGCTCCGGTGGAAAGATGGGAAGGTGAAGATTGCGCCAACCGTTTCCGAGATCCGGAAGTGGGCGAAGAATCAGATTCGGTTGAATCGTCAGCAGATGGTCGACATCGAGACCGGGCCGCGGAATCGCATGGAGGCGAAGGACGGCCTGCATATCGACGCGCTTGTTCGCTGCATCATTTTCACGTCGGGTCCCGAAGAAAAGGAAACCACGATCGTCGTGCCGTTCTTCACAAAGGCCGGCAAGCAATTCTGGACACCGCGAAATCACAAGCGGGTTAAGTTCTGGTGCCGCAAAGTTCTCGACTCGTGCCCGACCGCCTTCCATAACGGCATCAGCTTCGACCGGCCGCGTTTGCTTCGTCAGAACTACATGACGGACAACGCGAACAGCGGGTTCAAGGCGAACGATGATGACCTGATCATTGCGATGCACGACTCGCGCGAGCAGGACAACGAAAAGAATCTCGGCTACGTCATCTCGTGTTTCTTCGACATGCCGCTTCACAAGTCCGACGTCGACCACAAAGTCGCCGGCTCAGAAACCGAGGACGAGGATCTGTGGATTTACGGCGGGCGCGACGGCGTCACTCAATCGCGCTGTCTTCGCCGCGTGAAGAAGTGGATCAAGGAAGACAAAACCGAAAAGCAGTATCGCTTCGACATGGAGCAACTTGCGCCGGTCATCACGGGCATGTGCATGACGCCGGTGCCCATCTTCTACCCGGAGATGCAGACCGCCATCACGATGTTGCGCGGTGAGACGAACAAGTACGAAACGCGCGTACGCACGGCGGTGAAGTCGCTTGCACCTGACGTCGTATGGCCCGCCGGCAAAGACAAGAAACACGTCTTCAATCCGCGGTCACCGAAACAGGTCGGCCAGCTTCTCTTCGATCACCTTGGCCACGAGCCCAAGCTCAACACCGAAGGGCATCCGTACAGCGCGGGTGATGGCGCTTCGACGTCGATTGATGCGCTGCTCGCGCTCGAAGATTCCGGGAAAGTCGTCGGCGTTACGGCCGATTTGCTCGATGCGTTCATTCGATACAAATGCATGGAGAAGCTTCGCCAGATGGTGGAGGGCATTTCGTACGAGTACGCGCCGCATTGGGGCCCGGAGTATCGGCAGCTTTGGGTGAACTGGAAAATGCACGTCGTGCCGTCGGGTCGGCTTGCGTCGTCGCCGAACTTTCAAAACTGGACGTCGCTCGGCTTCTACAACATGAAGAAGTTGATCATGGCGCCGCCGGGGCACGTGATCGTTTCAGCGGATGGCGAGCAAATTGAGGCGCGCGTCTATGCGATTCAGTCGGGTGACCAAGTCATGTTGCGCGCTTTCGCTGAGGGCCTCGATGTGCATGCGGCCAACGCCGCCACGTTGCTCGCCCACAACGACGAGGAAGAGTTGCGGCTCACGCATGAAATCGCACAGAAGAAGAAGGAAACGTGGACGCCGACGGATCAAGACAAGCGGGACTGGCAGGAGATGGTCGAGCTTCGGCGCGATGCCGGCGACGAAAAGTATCGCAAGGTCGATATCGATCGCCCATCGCACGAGGCGCTCGTCGAGAACAATCTCAAGTACGCCGAAGAGGTTCGGCGCATCGCGAAGTTCTACTGCATCGCGGAGGGCCAGTTGGTGTTGACCGATCGGGGTGACGTACCGATTGAGCAAGTGCGGGACGATGATCTCGTATGGGATGGAATTGAGTGGGTTGCGCATGATGGCGTGATCTACAAAGGGGAGCAGAAGGTTATTGAACATGACGGACTCATCGCAACGCCGGATCACAAAGTCTGGCTCGAAGACGGACGCAAAGTCGAATTCGGTCAAGCCGCCGCCGAATGTGCGGTTCTTGCCCGGGGAGCAGAAGGTGGGCAGCCGCTTTGGTATGTGGCGGACCAAGAGCAAGGTGTGGAAGGATCGAGGGCATCGCAAGGTGATCGGCGAGTGCAAATGCGGCCTGCGCAAGGTTTTGTATCTCGACAACCTTCGAGCGGGAAAGTCGAAGGGATGCCGCTCGTGCGTGAAGCTGAAGGACACGCCGCACGAACTTCGAATGTGCATGGCGGCGGCTGCGCAGCGTTGCAACAATCCGAAGAATCCGTATTTTCGGCACTACGGCGAACGTGGGATCGAGTTTCGGTTCGAGTCGAACGAAGCTGGCGCGCGTTGGATTTTGGACAATCTCGGGCCGAAGCCGGGCCTAAAAATGGAGTTGGACCGAATCGACAACGACGGTCACTACGAACCGGGGAATCTTCGGTGGGCAACGCGTTCGGAAAATCAACTCAATCGCCGAACCGGGCGGACGCGCAAGCCGAACTTGAATTTCACGTATCGGGTGACGGAATGGCCGTACGGCGAATTCACTGTGCGGGCGAAGATGCTGGAAGGCAAAACACGCGAACAGATTTTCGCCGATGCGCGGTGGGCGGTGACGCGCAAATCAAAAGGATGGAGGCAGATCGAGCGCCGATTAAAGGAACTCGACGAGTCTACGATATTCTGAATGCCGGGCCGCGCCGTAGATTCACAACATCATCTTGTTTAGTAAGCAATTGTTATAATAAGCAGTACGGTGACGGTGATGATCTGTTTTCGACGATGCGTCGACAGCGCAATAAGGTCACCGGCAAGCGTGTGTTCCCGGGCCTGTCCGAAGAGTTGGTCGACACATGGAACGACCGTTGGGACTCGCGGCGCCCGTGGACGAAGCAATGGCACCGCAAGGTCGCTCGATACGTGGCCGCGCACGGCTACAATATGACGCCGTTCGCCGGCCGCATCCGCCATTACCTCGGTGGGCCGAACAAGAAATTTGCGCCGCCGAACCACGAGTGCCAGGGCGGCGCAGGCGATTTGATGAACGAAGCGCTCGTCGGCGTTAACAAAGACATCCCCCGTGGCGGTTGGTCGCCGTCATCAGGAATTTTCGGTCAGACGCACGACGATATTCGTGTCATCGTTCCGGAATCGCGAGCGGCCGAGGCGTGTGGCATCGTCGAGAAGCACATGAATCGGATGGTTCGAGTGGGCAATGTCGATATGCCGTTCTTGGCGACCGCAAAGTCGGCCCGATGTTTGGCTGACGTGTAGGGTTGACGCCCGGGTGACAGTGTGTTCGGATGCTTTCACCTTTTCCGGTCACACTCGGCAGCGGCGGAGCACTAACGAACCATGAAAGAAAAACGATCACCCGAAGAACAAAGTCAGATGCAGCGCATGTTCAATCTTGCGTTGTTCGGGATCCGCGGACAGGGCGGCCCCGGCTGGGATGATGAACACGGATGTTGCTATCAAGCCGTGAAGCCGGACGGAACGGTGTGTCGATGCGCTGTCGGATGGGCGGCATCGCCGAATGAAGAGCTGTCGAAGCAACTGGCCAGGACGTCAGGGAACATCTACGCGTTGGCGCACGGTGAAGACCCGGTGCTCCCGAAATTGCGGGCAATGTATCCGGCGATCGGGAAGTTCGAAGGCGATTTCATCGCGTTCGCGATGGACCTTCAGGCGGCGCATGATGATTATGCACACCTGGCTTCAGACGGCCTCGATCGAGGATATATGCCGGCGTTCAACAACTGCATGCGAGATTTCGCCAAAGATTACTGCCTCGATTACACGGAGCCCACGTCATGAACTACATCATCGGATACATCATCATCGCCGCCATGGTTTTCTCGACCGTCGTCGCGTTCATCGTCGCGTACTTCGCTTTTCACCGCGCTCTCGAAACTCGCGTAAGCGCTTCTTATGTGTGGGGTGGCGCGTTCGGCGCTCGAACAATGACGCTTGCCGCGAACGCATGCGCCGAAGCGCTCGTCGTGATTGAGCAGGTGGCGATTACGCATGGATTTTTGCAAGCCGCGCGGCGGTCGACGGTGGAAATCGTGCGGCCCGGCGAAGTGCGGTCAACGTCGGTGACGTCGGGGAAGATGCCGGATGGCCGTGACATTGGCGGCTCCATTACCACGAAGTGCATGTTCGGCTTTTTCGGTCCGCGTCGTTACGTCATCCACGTCGCGATTGATCCCACTGACGAACGCCGCACCGGCGCGACCGTGATTCACGAATGGGCGCAACACGTATTGTCCGTCTACGAAGGCAAGGGACCCAACGCTGCGCACGATCGAATGCTGTTCACGCTCATCGAGACGACGTGCAAGCAAAGGTATGAACGTGGCTGACGTACCAGGTCGCGCCGAATTTGATGCGAGCGGCCACCTGAAGATTCCGCATGAGTTCGTAGAAGTGTCCGTCAGCGATCTCGCCGAGGCGGATGAATATTGGTTCATGACCTCCGAGGGCAGGTGGATGGGTCGATGTGTTGCGCGCAATGCCCAATGGGATCGAACGGTGACTACGCGAATCGTGCGGTTGAATCCGAATTTGAAGATTCCACCCGGCTACGTTCCGGTGTTGAAGGCGGACGTGCCGAATCCGGTGCCCGACGACTGGAAGTTCTGCACCGAAACCGCAGTGGCGGATCTGAGGTTTGGGAGCTTCGAGGGGATGAAGGATCATCGAAAGTTGTGGGTGTGGGCAAGGCCGGGTCCGGAATTGACGGCCGAAAAGAAAGCCGAAGAGAAGCTGGATGCGCACGCATCGAGTGATGTCGACGGTCGAATCGCCAAGCTCGGTGACCGCATCATCTTCACCGGCCCCAATTGGAGCTTCGCGCGCGCGCGCACCGAGGTGTACGAAGTCACACACGTTTTTGAGAGTGGGAAGGCGGACCTCAGATCGGTGAATTCCTCCGACGAGCGCGTGTTGATGGCTTACGCTACGGAGCAATTTCGCGTTGTGCCGCCGGAAACGACGGACCGGATGCTGTGGGACGGCGCCGGCAATCTCTTCCCGCCGCTATCGGTCGAAGAACAAGCAAAGGCGGAGGATCAGGCGATGAAAGAGCTTCGGGACGCCGACGGCACAAAATTCGAGATCGGCAAGAAGGTTATCTTGCTTTCGCCTGGATGGACGTCTCCGGAATCGGTGGAACACGTCTTCACGATTGTGTCGATGGCGTCGCGTCGAATCAGGCTGCGATCGCTGTGCGGCGGGTATACGCGAGTGTGGCGCAATTTCACCGATACGTCGGTTCGATGCGTTCCGTCACGAACCACGAATCGAAAAGCGTGGTATGCGGACGGCATGCGCAATTGGGACGAAAAATTGGATGGCGCGCGTAATTGGGACGAAACAATAGACGGCAATCCTGTCACACACAGTTCGGACGGAACACCAATCAATTATGAGGAGCCAACAATGACTGAAGATAAGACAACAAAGCCGATGACTGATCGCGTGATCGAATCGGGAAAGAGCGTGCTGACGTGTGCGAGTCATCAGGCGGCGGCGTTGACCGCGGTTGATGGTGTGATCGGCGGCGCACGCATGCTGCTCGACGCGCGCGGAGCCGAGAAGGGCAAGGTCGGCAAGAAGGCGCGAAAGGCGTTGGTGGCGCTCGATGACTTGCTCGAAGACGAGCTGGTTGACGCGGGGATTCGAACGCTCATTTCGGCGTTGATTCTCTTGGGATCACTGGCTGCGACGAAAGAGGATCCTAACGGAACGATTTCGATTCCATTTCTCCCCAATGCCGTCGGTTCGTTCGGCCTCAACACGGCGGAAGCCGGCGCCATCGGCAACTTGGCGATGCTCGAACGCCAGATCGGCAAGAAGGCGTTCGCCGGTGTCATGCAGGTCATCGGACCGATGTTCACGGAGATGCGGAAACAGTCGGCAAACAACGTGGATGCGCTCGCCGACGCTAATGCGGCTATTGCGGCCGGCAAGCGGAAGCTCCGCGCTCGAAAGCGGAAGGCAAAGAAAACACCGGCAGCGGCTGCACGGACGGCGGAGCGGCAATTATGAGCCGCCGGACGTTCTACATTCACGAGCGCAACATCGATCACGCCGAGGTGCAGGCCGTGACGTTCATGTTCGAGCCGACGAAGATGGGATTCTGGCGAATCGGCGCCGCGATCTGCACGAGGGATGACAACTTCGATCGACGCATCGGTCGCGGTCGAGCGTTCTCACGTATTGTCCAACGTGCGTCGTCCTTGTATGCGTCGATGGGCGATCGCGACCTCGACGCGGCGCTGCGGAGATATCGCACGGGTCGCGAATTCGGCGATGCCACACAAGACGACGGGTGGCATCTCGGATTTTTGTTGCAGTTATTCCATCTGGCGGTGCCGCACTACGACGGCCATGCAGACAAGCAGAGGATCTGATGGGTGCTGCCGCGTTTCCAATCAAGTACGTCGGATCGAAGGAAGGGATTCTTTCGAAGATTCTGCCGAAGATTCCGCCGAAGATCGACACGTACGGTGAGCCGTTCATGGGCGCCGCGCGCGTGTACTTCGCTATCCACGAGCGCGTGCGGAAGGCGCATCTGTGGGATATGAATCCAGCGCTCATCGCGTTCTGGCAGGCCGTTCGCAAGGACCCTGATGCGGTGTATCGCGACGTGAAGCAAATCGCGCGGTACTACGAAAAGATGGACGCCGCCGAGCAGGAAAAGTTCTTCTATCGGCTGCGGAAACGCTTCAATCGGGATCAGACGGCTCGGCCGGAGCACTTTGTTTTCCTCAATCGCGCGTGCTTCAATGGACTGTATCGCGTGAATCGCAGGGGCGAGTTCAACGTTCCGTTCGGGAAGCGCGCGACGATTGCGCTGTACCCGAAGGGCTACTACCAGAAGCTCGCGAAAGCGTTGAAGAGGGCGTCTATCCGTCTCGGCGATTTTCGCGACTTTCCGTACGACCGGTGCGACTTCACGTACTTCGATCCGCCCTACGAAGACGTGTTCGATCTCTACACGTCGGGCCGGTTTCTCGAAGAGGACCACATGGATTTGTGCGAAACGTTCCTGAAGATTCCGCCGGGGTCTCGGCTGCTGTCGAATTCGATTCATGCGCGGCATCGGTATCCCGGCGGTCGCATCATTCAGGTGTCGCATTTCGTGAAGGGCGGCCGGTCGCCGGTCGAGGAGATTTTGGTTCAATGAACGAACGAAAGACCGGCGAGTGGTTTCTGATCTGGATGGTGGGCGTTGCAGTCAATTTCGCCCTCATGTCGGCCATTGCGCTTCGGTACGAAGAGACTCGCGTGGCGGGCGCTCCGGAGATCATCGCCATCATGTTGGCGGGGCAGATCATGTTCACGGTCCTGTGCATCGCGAGCGCAAACAAACAACGGAGGCAGTATGACCGCGATTCGTAAATGGCCGCAATTGTCGCTGGTCCAGCGTCGGTTGCTCCGGCTCATGCTGCGCGATGGTCACGTGGATCTCCACATCGACGTTCGTATGACCGGGTCGGGCCGCGCCGTGGGGCACAAGGATGTGCGTCGCGCCGACCACACACGAATGACGCAGGAGAAAGCGCACATCAGAACGACGGCGCTGAAAAAACTGCGTGAGCACGGCTACGTGCATTATCGCGACACCGATCTTCGGGCATTCATGGATGTGCCCGGCTTTCAGTGTGGCGTGATCGAGGTGCATGCGAAGCTGACGTACGACGGTCGCTCGATTGCCGAGCATCTTTTGGCGGCGCAAAAAGAAAAAGGCATCATGCCGTCACAACTGGAAGACCACTAACACTCACCAACCAAGAGGCGATGAAGATGACTAAGAATGGCTCACCAACCCCCGGCATGTTTTACTGCGCGCGCGGCGAAGAATCGGCGCGAAAAACTGCGCCGCTTTCGTCCGACGAAACGCCGACGCCCGACGCCCCTGGATCCAAATCCGAATTTCCGTCCAGATTCGGACCGAAAACCGCCCAAACTGATGAGGAGACAAAGACAGTGATCAACCGAAACGACGTCCGCGGCATCTACCCCTACGAATTGGCGCTGCTCAAACGTCTGCAACAACGCAACCAGACGTCGTGGGATCTGTACGTTCACATGTGCTCGATCACCCCGAACAAGTACGCCAGCGGCAAGCCGCGTTCGCCGATCAAGCAGTCGTCGATCACCTCCGGCTTGGGTTTTCTCCGGAGGAAGGGACTCTGCCGTGAGACGGAGGAGCGGCGCATCGGCGGAACTAACGTGAAACTCGTCGTCAACGAAATCACGTTGCGAGGGAAAGAGTTGATCGCCGCCTTGCACGTTCAGGAATCGGAGCATTACGTCGGCGGTTTTCACATCCTGACGCCGAAAACCGATCTCGACCGATTGACGGCGGCTCGACGAAAGCGTCAGGCGGTGGCGATGATGCGCAAGGAAGCGAGCGCGAACCCGAAACCGGAAGTTCAGCCGGCGCAGTCGCCGCCGCTTTCGAGTGCCGCCCCGACACCGAGTCAGGTTGTCAATAAGTATCCGACTGCGCTGCCGGTTGCGATGGAGCTGGCGCAAACGCTGGAAACTTCCGAGCGCGACGTTGCGTTCACAGGGGTTGCGCGACTCGCCATCACCAAGATGTCGCCGGCCGCTCGCGTCGAATTCATCACCGAATTGGTGGAGGCACTCTGAAATGGCTGTGCGAGCAAAAAAACCGGATCGAATCAAATCGATTGACCTCGCCTTCAAGGGCATCACGGGCAAGTTCGACCTCGGGCCTCGGGTCGCGATCGTCGGCCCATCGCAGTCCGGCAAGTCGTCGCTGCTCGCCGGCATCATGATGGCCGGCACGAACAAGAAGACGTGGGGGAACGTGCCAGACAAGTTGAAGGCGGACGTGCTCAGTGCGCAGAATGCCGTTCCGTTCGGCAACAACGGCGCGCACGTGACGATGGAATTCATGAGCGGTCTCGAAGCGACGTGGACCGGCATCATCAAAGGGCGAAACAAGACGCCGACGGTGGAGCACGAACTCCCCGAGCGCATCGCTTCGAAGTTTCCGCAGACGGAGTACATGGGGCAGTACGTTAACGGTCCGCAGATTCTCGCCCGCAGCGTCATCTATCGGTTCGCCGATCCTGATGATGCGTTGGCGGCGTACGACGGCGCACTCGGGAAGCTCAAGAAGAAGGATCAGCGTGTGATTCGGCCGATGTTGGACGGCGTTTCTTCCATCGTCGATGCGTGGACCAAACTCGCGAACATCTCGCGCGGCCAGTCGCAGTTGATCAACCTCGATTTGAAGACCGCGGACAAACTGCGTGCGACTCGACAGAAACTCGGATTCGACGGTGATGACGCTGCTGACGTGGTTGCCGAACTGTGGAATCTCAACAACCGTGTTCAGATGCTTTCGATCGGCAAAGAGCTGGTGTCTCGTGGAGATTGGGGCGCGGTTTTCATGGAGGACGAATTGCCGGAATCGTTCAGCGATATGCTCAACACCGCGGTGGAGGAGTTGGACGATTACGGGCTCAATCATCGGGGCGCCAAAGAGTACGCGCTGCTGTCCCGGCAGATTCGAGAGGCGGAAAAATCCGTCGACGAAAAGATGCCGGCTCGCGCGGTGATTCAGAACGCCGCTGCGGTGTTTTCGATGGCGCTCGACGGACTCCTCTTGAAGGCGTCGACGGCGTTCACCGAGCGGATGAAGGACTTCTTGCCGACGCCGTTGAGCGCGGCGTTGGTTCCCGGCGGCGGCGGTGTTCGCTTCGGTCTGCGGACTTCGAAGAAGGGCCCGGTGTATCCGATGAACGGTCTGTGCGGGTACGAGCTGTCGTCCCTCCACATGGCGCTACCGCAGGCGTGGGCCACACCGGGGGTCAAACCCATCGTATTGCTCGACACGAAGCACCTCGAAGCTGACACGGCCGCCACGCGTAAGATGCTTTCGGTCATGTCGAAGCGCGTGGCCGATAAGAGTGTTGCGCAAATCGTCGTAACGTTGCATGCTGACCGCATCAAAGCGATTCCTGACAATTTTCAGGTTATCGAACTGGAAGGGTAACCAAGATGACGAAGACGAAGACGACGAACGATGCAGTGCCGAAAGCTCCGCGGCCCGGCTGCCACATCACGCCCGCGCACGCCAAGGCGATGAAGCGGCACATTCGAACGACACGAAACCGAACGACCATCGCCGCCGTTGCGCGCGCCGCGAACATTTCGTGGGCTGCCGCGAACCGCTTCATCGCGAACAACAAAATCGATCTCGAAGCGCCGCGCAATCGCGAGATGGAGAAGCGGAACGCCACCATCTTCAAGTTGTGCAAGAAACAGCCGCGAGCCGAAGTCGCCGCGACGTACGGAATCACGGAGGCGCGCGTCGGAATGATCGTGCGGTCAATGTCGAGCTAATCGATAGTGCTGGGTAGCTTAATCGGTAAAGCGCCACGCCCAATGGCATATGCGTCAGAGAGTCCAGGGCGTACGACAGGACTCTCGTACGATGCTTTTGTCGGGTGTGGAAGTTGGTAGGTTCGAGCCCCGCCCCCATGCGTTCATGTGCTGCGGGACGTGACGGAGAGTCGTAAAAGAGGCATTGCCGCATTTGGATCCGTATTGATGCGGCGGCGGGCACGGCGTTTTGAGGGTACTTAGCCACCTGAATATGCCCAAATCGTGCATAGCGTTTAGCGGTTTCGACTGCGACAGCGTGAGTGGTGGGACAGCCGGGAGAGACCGGCACTTGGTAGTGTGCTGAAGTCTGGTCAAACAGCGGGCGTCTATTCCAACGCTCGATACGTCGGTTCAAATCCGGCCGCTACCTTTGTTCGGTCCGTGGCCCTATCCCGCGAAGGTGGGGCGATCTGCACGGGCCGGGCGTTCAAATTGGAGTTCTATGAAGCGTCTTGCGTTGGCGGCCGACGTCGCTGAATGGGGATGGTCGCCGAAAGGACCGAAAAAATGAATTCGCGAACCATCGTCGAAGTATTGCTGCGGCAGGCCGGTATGAAGGCCGTCGAGGTCACGAATCTTCGAAATCGGGCGGCGCAACTCGATAACGAGCGCGCGCAGTTGGTCGAAGCGGCGCAATCGGAGTGCGCGCATAAGTTCGAGCAGCCGTCGCTGACGACCGATCACACACACTGCGTGCATTGCGGGATTCACTGCGATGCCGTCAACTGATGCGGTTGCCCCAAAAGAATGACGCCGCCGTGCCGCCCGTGATGTTTGCGGTGCCCGCCGAGTCGTCGCCCACCACATACGCTTCCACGTAGTCGCCGGCCGCGAGCTGGATGAACCCCGTCGAGCAGTTCAGCATGACGCCGCCCGAGAGGGCGTCCACGTTGGCCGTGTCAGCCGTTTGTCCTGCGACGCGTGAACCGTTCACGTAGACCGCAACGCCTGCTGCGGTGTCCGCCACGGTCATTGAGAGAGTCGCTCCGAAGATGTAGAGGCCCGGTTCGGCGATGTCGACGCGTTCGTTGCCCGAGTGATCATACCAAGCGCCGTGGTCGAAGCTCTCCGTATCCGCCCCGAGGGCCTCCCACGTGCCGTTGGCGCCGACGTTGCGGCTGCTGGCCAGGTACGCGCGGAACGAGTGCAGCGTGCGCTGGAACTCCACCCGATCAATGATCATGTCGTCCACGGCGCCCGTATCGAGGCGAGCCAATACTCGGGCCCAGCGCGCCGTCGCCGGTGACGTCAGGACGGCCTGCGCCGATTCCCACGTGTCCGCCGCCGTCGCCGACACTGCCGCTGCGATGTTGTCGGTCGAGATGACGGACCCTTGCGACGTGTGCCATTCGACGCGGAACGTTGCCGTGTCAACGGTGCCGGTGCTTTGCCAGCGAACGAGGAATTGGTACGGGTACGTGTTCTGCGCGGCGAAGTAGCGCGACGACATTTCCGTGGTCGCCGTGAGGAACGATAGCGAGTAGTCGCCGCTTTCGATGGGTGATGTGCCGCGTGACGCGTCGGTGTCCCAAGTGCCGGTGACCATATCCCAGCCGTCGGGCGGGTACGTCAGGCCGCGCGACTGGACGCCGAACCCGCGGTCCCACGTGCCGCCGAAATCGATCTGCGGGTCGAGGTATTGGATGCCCATTTGCCCGTGAGATACGGCCGAACCCGTCGAAGCGAGGGACCGGTTGCCGAAGCGATCGACGGCCATCGTTCGAATGTATTGCGTCTCGCCCGGCGGCCCATGAACGAACTGGTATTTGCCGCGGGTGCGCGCCACTTGGTTCGCGAGGCTTGGCGTGAAAGTTCCGACCGTGCCGGCGTAGACTTCATGCGAATCGAAGTCCTTGTTCGGCGAGTACGTCATCGTGACGATCGTGCCGCCCGGTGCCGGCGCCGCTTCAACGACGGGGATGGCGGGAAGGTTGACGTTCAGTGCAGCCGCGCCGCCAGGTCGAGCTTGGCGGTCATCGACGTGCGTATGGAAGCTCGAAGCCGGTGCGCCGCGCAGGTGGATCTCGGTGATAGCGGTGTCTGGCGTGATGTTGTGCGAGTAGCCTGTGCAGCCTAGGTCACTTGCGGACGTTTCGATGCGTCCGTCGGCCGGAATGCGAATCAGATCGGAAGACAGCGGACGCCAATCGAACGGAACGCGCACCGACTCCATCGCGGTCGGGTTCGCGAGGTCGCCGAGGATGATGTCGCCGAACAACTGTGCTTCGGCTTGTGTCGTGATGTTTGAACCGGTCTCTTCGGCAACCTGCATGTATTGTCGACCGAACTGCGTGATTGAGTCGCTGTCGGTTCGAGTCTCGACGCGGCGCCCGCTTTCCGGGTCGATGTTCTCGTTCGGATTCGGCACCGCCACCGGGTCGCCCCATACGACGTTGATGTAGTTTCGAATCATCGACATGTCGATGCCGTGCTTCGAGTATCCGATGAGTTGATCGGACGTGTACGTGACGTCTGGCGTGACTTTGGTGCGATCCGGATCGAAGAGCGTGAGTCGCCATCGCGCGGTTGTTTCGTCCCAGCGGACTTTGCAGACCCAACCGATTTGCGCGGCGAGGCGTTGAAGTTCGTCCATCACCGGGCCTACAGCCGCGGGGTACTCAAGGATCTGCCAATTCGGCGACACCGGCGTGTAGAGATCGATGCCGACGCCCGCGTCCGTCCAATCGTCGATGATGGACTGCATGACGGTTTCGACCGCGGTGCCCGGCAATGCGGAAGAGTAGAGATTCGCGACGCCGTCGTTCGTCTCGATCCAACGGTCCATCAAGTGACCGCTGATGCGATCGCGCACGCTCAACGTGATGGTGTCGGTGCCGTCGTCGATTTGGTGGATATTTCCGTCGAACATCTCGCGCCACGATCCGTTGGGCACGGCGGTCGAGCCGTACGGCTGCACGGACGTGTGGATGGACACTCGGCGATTTAGATCGAGCAGCGGCGCATAGACACCGGCCGCGTCGAGGTTGATGCGCGACGTTTGATGCTCACGCGCCAGCGAGTAGTCGAAGAAGTCGCGTCGCAGGCGGATGTCGCACGTGGCCATCTGCCGATCGATATCGTCGGATAGGCTGAGGCCGAGAAAGTAGTCGCGTCCGTACAAGTTGTGGACGTTGCGCATGACGTTGTCGGCGTCTTCGATGCGAACGCGAACGAACGTCGCGCGCTTCGGCAGCGCGAGGATGCGGTCTTCGGCAGTGGTTGAAGTGCGTGGCATGGCTTACGGGGCCAAGGCGACAATGCTCGCCGCCGACATGGAAATCATTTGAAGCGGGTATCGGTTCGTCGTGTTGCCGTTGTCGGCGATGCGGTTGTGCGCATCGGAGTCGCCCATCCACCACGAATGATCCGGCGAAGGGGTTGTTGCGAGGTTGTGGGGATCCGGCGCGCTGTGGCTGTTGTAGATTTCGCCGCGCTGCGCGGTCGTCGCGGCGAGGTTCGGCCAAATGTTGATGTCGCCGAGATGCCCTGGCCCGAAAAACGAAGCCGGCGTTCCGACGCTGTTCGTGCCGAAGCGCAGTGGCGTGGTTCCGATGGTCGGGAACGTGGTCGATGGCGTGCCGCTCACGGTGACGGCATTGGCGATGTTGTTCGTATACATGCTCAACGAACCGGCGCTCTTCACGAGCATGAGGTGGTACCAACTGCCTGTGGTGCTCAGCGGCGAGTCATTCGTTTCAATGTAATCGGCGCCCGTCGACAGTGTCGGTGCGTAGATGCGCCAGTTGGCGCCGCGCGTGTAGAAGCCGAGTTGCCGACTGCCCGATGCGCCGTAGCGCGCCATCACCCATTCGTTAGTCGATGTCGAATCGACGTAGTACCAAATGGAAACGGTGACATCCTGAATGCCGTCGAGGGTTGTGAAGTCGCCGGACACCGTTTCGAGGTAGTCGGCGGTGCCGTCGAACTCCACGGAGTAGTCGTCAGCGAATCCGCCGACCGCCGATGCGGCCGTTTGCTCCCGCAGGCGCGCGCTGAGCTTCTGCATCGTTTGGAACGTGCCGCCCTCGTGTACCATCTCGTGGTCGAGGTTGATGTCACGAACGAGAAGCATGGACAGTTCAGCGCTTTCGAACAGATCGCCTGAAACTTTCACGTCGGGCGTGTTGCCCCATTCGGACGTCGCGCCGCCGAAGTCTGCGGCCATGTTGGCGGGGGCGATGAATGGCAAAACGACCAAGTCATCAAAGTCGACCGCGCCGCCGGTGGTGTTGGCGATGGTGACACTGCCGGACGCAACGGACACCCACGATTCTTGCGTCGTTGCAACGCCGTCGAGGTAGTACGTTCCGTCGGACGTTTCGATGTAGTGTTCGAATCCGGCGCCGGTGTTGCGCCAAAACATCACCGTCCATACGGTTCCGATGGCCGTCGCCCATGTTGCAGTGCCCGTGGTCGCCGTTAGCTCAATGCCGTAAGCGCCGAAGTGTGCGGAACCGGCCAATTGCGAGACACCCGAAGCGCTGGTGATGCCGAGGCCCGTTGACGACCACTGCCACGGATCCGTTCCGCCGAGGCTGTTGAAATTCCAGTAGAATCCGCGGCCGAGGAGCAGTCGGCGCAATGCGTCGATGTACGTTTTGGTCCCATTGATTGTCGTGAATTTCAGCGTTCGAATCTCGCCGCGGTTGTCTTTCATGTTGGCCCCGAGTAGGCCCTCAGTGCTGCTGCCGATCTCTTCGGTGCTGACGTCGACATCGCCGAGATTGCACGCAATCGTGTGGTTGTTGACCGTAAGGAACGACATACGCTACGGTACCTTCGCGCCAAGTGCGCGAAA